AGTTGCACCTGTCTCTCCAGCACCAGTAGGTCCAGTTGCACCTGTCACACCGATATCACCCTGTACACCAGTCGCACCCGTTTCACCCGCAGGACCTCCGGCCGGCCCTGTTGCACCCTGTACACCAGTCGCACCGGTTTCTCCAGCACCAGTAGGTCCAGTCGCACCTGTCACACCGATATCACCCTGTACACCAGTCGCACCTGTTTCTCCAACACCAGTAGCTCCAGTAGCACCTGTCACACCCTGTACTCCAGTGGGACCCTCTACACCCGTAGCACCCTGTACACCAGTCGCACCTGTTTCGCCAAGATCACCCTGTACGCCAGTTGCACCTGCGACACCCGTAGCACCCTGTACACCACTCGCACCTGTCTCGCCAAGATCACCCTGTACGCCAGTTGCACCTGCGACACCCGTAGCACCTGTCTCACCGATATCACCATGTACACCAGTTGCACCCGTGACACCCGTGGCACCCTGTACTCCAGTTGCACCCGTGACACCCGTATTACCCTGTACTCCAGTTGCACCCGTGGCACCCTGTGGCCCTGTAGCCCCTGTCTCACCCCCTCCACTGGTAAAAACAGTCCAATTAGCTTCGGTATTGGGAAGTGCTCCAGTGTTTACGTTTCTAGCATCTGCACTAGTATACTGATAATATCCCCCCGAAATTCTGGTGTACCCCCCGGCAGTGTATCCTGTTTGTACAAATGCCAACATACCGTACTCAACTCGTTGTCCCGTTATATCACTAAGCCTGTCGCCCAAAGCACCGCTGACATATTGCAATGTTCCTCGAATTTCTCTGTCGATAACTATGGGGAATGACCCTCCCGCCCCCGGACTCCATGTGCCCTGCCACAGACTCCGGGTGAGACCATAAAAATTAGGATCTCCCATTTAAGATATGCGGACATACGTTTTTCCGATTTGTAATGTTATGCCATAAAGTGTGTAAGATTCGGCAATATATCCGGCTGGAGGGGTGTCTGGTTCGAGATCAACAGTACCTCCGTCGGTGTATCCAACATCGTTCATTAGTGCGGGGCTTGTACCTATTTGAAAAATAGTCGGCTGTGTAAGAGCTGTTCGTAGACCGAACCAAAACGCCGATGGATATGCATTCGGGTTCGTTATTTCAACAGTTGGAATACCAAGTTGGGAGTTTCCCAAAACCGTAACCCCTGCTGCAAATGCCGAACCACTTATAATATCGTCTCTTACCGGAATTGTCTCTATTCCAACAGTAAAATAGTAAAAACTAGGATACGTAAAACTTGCTGTTGGCGATGCCGTTGTATTTAAAATTATACTGTATGAAGTTCCAGTCACATTCACGGGTCTAGTAAACGTAGTTGCAAGAGCAAGTGATCTAGACCCCGCGTTGTCTTTATGAATCGGAGTTGTAAATGTAAACGTTCCATCGCCAGAAGCATTATTTACTGTTCCTCCTGTTGGTGTTACTACGTTAGCATAATTTGCAGCAGTTGTTATACCAGTTACATTTACGTCATAAGTTGTCGAACCGTAGGTTGTTAAAAATGTTTGTCCAGAAAGTGGGGTTATAGTAATTGCATTTGTTGGAGTAACCCAAGTGATTGAAAAACTCGCAGTTGTTCCATATGGACTTTCTGGAGATGTTCCGACAACACGATTGAACGTAATAGTTCCAGATGCCGAACCTCCGTTTATTGTTGTACTCGTTGATCGTATAAACGCAGTTCCATTTGTAGAAAATGTTTGATTCCAATTCACGCCGCCTGCAGGAGTAGTAGACGGTCCCGTTGTAGTATAACTCGCCAATACAGCCGTCACGCTTCCAGCCGTTTGAGCGATTGCATAAACACTGCTAATGTATTCAGACGTAAAATCAGTTGGATTTGTAATATTAACTGTAAACCCAGAACACACCACATCCCAATTAACACTTGAGGATGGTATAGCAGTCGCTGAAAGTCCTGGACTGAATGTCGCAAGTTGTACAGCAAATGTTGGTTCACCTGTTTCTGGATTAGTATAACTCAACCATTTGCGAATATTTTTAGGTCCGTCTGGGTCATAAAATGTTACAAGATCTCGCTGGTATGAAATTGAACCATTCACCACAAAACCAAGAGATCCGCTGCTCGCAGGGCCAGTAGCACCTTGCGGACCTGTGACACCTGTAGCACCATCCGGACCTGTGGGTCCTGTAATACCATGCGGACCTGTAGGACCTGTAGCACCTGTAGGACCACCAGAAGGCCCGGTTGGTCCTGTAGCCCCTTCTATAAACAATTCATTCCAGAGACCTATTACTTCTGGCACTCCAAGCAGTTCGTTGTAGTAGGCCATTCTTGTCTTATTTCCTTCATTTGATTGTGCTAATTTTTACACTTTTTATTGTGTCCTCCATACAATACATACACGATGAGTGGACCTGTTATGAAGCCTGTAGGCGGATTTCACGATAGGACTATCTTGGGTGCTGTCTACCCGACCGAGTCCGTTCCCCGTGTAATCAACATAGACACTCGGTTTCGCGAAAACCCGTTGACCACGAACGGGTCTGAGTGCACGATCCGCCTTCCGCGGACGTACAAGAATATCACGTCAATACGCCTGTCCAGTGTAGAAATGCCCAACAGTTGGTACGATTTCAGTGCCAATCTTGAAAACACGTCCTTAACGATCTGCGGAACTCGGTGCACGATTCCTGACGGTAACTATACGTCCACAGAACTCACTGCCGCGATTCAGATTGCTACATCAAACGTACTTCCAATCACTGCAGCGTTCAATAATGTTACGTGCAAGTGTAGTCTAACGGCTGCGACTCCGTTCTCGATTGATTTTACGCCCATCTACAACAACGCCTCTGCCTGCTGTATCGTTCGCGACGCCACGACTCGTCCGTTCGATACCGGTCTTGGGTACTACCTTGGATTTACGAATTATACGTATTCGGGAAGCTCAAACTACATTTGCGAAAGCATTACCAACCTGTGGGGAAACACGTACGTTCTGCTCAACATAGAAAACTACGAGAGCGTGGAGACTCCTTCGATGTACGGGTCATCTGCACCTGCATTCGCCAAGATTCCCGTGAACGTTCCGAAATACAGCATTATCTACGAGGGAACGGACACAATCACAAACAAGGTGGTGTTCCCAGAGCCCCAGAACGTCTCTGTTTTCCGGATAAAGCTCACGGATTGCTGGGGTCGTGTTCTACAGACCTTCGGCAACTTCTCGTTCACGATCGAAATGGAAGAGGTGCTCAGCTCGAAGCTGTACTCTGCGTACAAGGACAACCTTGTCCGACCCCCCTTCCTATAAACAGAAGTAAAGGTTGCATACCTATAAATGGACAAAGTGTTCACCACTCCCTCTGTGATGACTCACATGCTGAACGGTGGACTCCTTCTGGTCGCAGGCATTCTCGCGGTCATAAACTACCGCGTGATCGTCCGTCTGCCTGTTCTCCAGATGATTACTCTGGTTCTCATTCTCTCGATTGCCGTCGGAGTTCATGGACTTTCGCACTCTAGATTGGAGAGTGTGTACGGTTATAATCCCCTCAAGATCTTCGGGTTTTGATACAATACAATGAACCCACCACCTCCTCCACCTCCTCCTCCTCCCCCGACGTTTCCTCCCGGGTACCGTTTTGGGAGAAGGAACAAGTTTTAAGTATAATGCCAGCCGACAAGAGTAAGGAAGAACGTCTCTCTGAAGGACTCGAACTACTTCGTGCCCTTCTGCGAACTGGAGTCTCGGAAGAGGATCCCGCGTACATCGACATGAAATCCAAGATTTCCGAGTGGGTGAACACGGGCGTATCATGGGAAGGCCGCATAGAATTCCCTGATCACGGGAGGTACGCACGCGTCCGTCTTCCCAAGAACAGCCTAAACACTGCCACACTAGCCTTCAAACTGAAGAAAGGATCTTATCCGAACCCGTGATGGGCACAGATAAAAACTCTTAACGATTCGGGTTGGGATTGAACCAACGACATTGCGGTATTCCAATTCTGGAAGAATAACAGCCGCACGCTCTACCGCTGAGCTACAGAATCTTTAGATCAACAGATATTTCAAAGTCCTAAAAACGTGCGGCCAATCTTACTCGTTATAAACATAACAAATCCGGCAACTATCTGGGCATAAAATACCGGAGTTAGTTTTATAGAAAATAATAAATATAGGGATAAGCCTGCAAAAAGTAAGAAACTCGACCAAAACAGCGTTGTAAAAATATCCATTGTCTACTATGTAGATAAAAACTGCACATTAGAATGGTCCCACCTGGAATCGAACCAGGGTTGTGAGAATCAGAATCTCACGTACTAACCAACTATACGATAGGACCACCGTCTTGACTACGGAATATCTCTGTAAATAGGTAATGGCTGATCTCTGGCACCTACACACCTCGGCGTACCTCTGGGCCATTTTCTTTATCCACGTGACCTACGCGGTTGTCCTCGTGGGCTTTGTGGAAACTGAACCTTCGTATCTCGTGGACATCGAATACTACGTCAAGGTATATGCCACCATCTTCCTCATCTGGCGGTTCAACCCTTATTCGCAAAACCGGCACTTTACCGAGGTAGATCGCCGCATTGTCTTCTCCGTTGCCCTCTTTGTCCTCACAACATCCGTCCTCAAACACGTCATTGAAAAATACCGTCCGCAAATCAAGGCAACTCTGCGTCGCATATTTCAGCCTGTCGTATCTGCTGTCCGTGCGTTGTAACACACATCTGCCTCGCATTCAGAATCATCACACGGATCTTCCTCCCTCTTTTTCCGGCATTCTCCACAGAACTGTTTCTCCAGACCTGTGCAGTACTCCCAATTCTCGTCAGTGATGCGGTCTGCGTCCGCCGTCTCCTCTCCGCAGATATCGCAAGTGATTACCTCCTCATCTGACATTTTTACTGACCGAGAGTTATGGGTAGTCCTTTTCCATTTTTGCGTGTGCAGCAGCCACCCAATCCCGTGTCTTCCATTATAATCGCATGATAAAGAGTAATGGATGCCTTTGCCACCTGGAAGCAGGAGGTAGATGCCGAACAGGATAAGCTTGAACGCAATGATCAGCAATTATCCGACGAGGAACAGTTGAGGCGAATCGATACTTACTGGGTGAGTGTGGTTCGTGATATCAAGCCAGATGATCCGTACGCATTCAGGAAGATGCTGTTTATTCGAGAGTTTGCAGATCGGCCCGACGGTGAGTATCCCCTGACATATGCAGCACTTCGTAGTCTTCCGACGTTAGATAATGCCCCATCCATCCCTCGAATGAACAGAGAGATGATTGAGGCCGAAGATGAAATGCGTACGAGACGTCCACCTGCTCCTCGTGCAGAGATACTGGATATGTTAGACAGCAAACTTACGAATTACATCTCAGATCTCAGGAAGGACGACCCAAAATACAGGTTTAAGTGGATATATTTTCACCCGTTTTTAGAATCTGGGGATTTTCCCAACGCCGTCGCAACATTTGAACGAAAGGGGCACGGAAAAATAGATATACCTGAACCAGCAAACCAGCGGCAGGGGGGACGCAGGACTCGGCGGCGGCGGCGAGGAGGTAATCCCCCAAAAACCGAGGTGTCCAATCCTGCATGGAATCTCACGAAACCCAAACCTGCGACCGTAGTGGTCTCGAACCCTATCGCCAGTCTCCCGCGGCCTCCGAAACCTAACCCGGCAGCAGGGACGGGACTGTTTGCGGGAAGACACCGGAAGACTCGCCGCCATCGTCGGCGTTAATCCTTCCGCTTCTTCATGATGATCACGTAGTTGTGATTGTAGCAGACAATGGAGCCTTCCATGATCACGGCTGCCCACACGAGATCGTTCTCCTCCTGGAACTTCTCGCTCTTGAACTCTTCCAGCAGACAGTGACCCTTAATTAAGGGCCGAGCCACATCCTTGATCACATGGAGTGGCTCGTTGAGATAGTTCGCGAACTCCAGGGGGTTCATGTCACGCATGAACCAGTAGGACAGGAGATTCATTTCATTGAGGTATGCGAACGCAGTTTGGCCACCCATCCTGTAGTATGCTCCCTAAGAGCAGCGGGCGTCGCCGATCCGTTTTCACAAATAACAAAAACGGATCCGTTCTGTAGCTGGAGGATGGGTAGCGAGGGCAACTACGACAAATAATCAAGCAACTTTAACATGACTTCTGTTTCAAATATCTTCCGCACATCTATCATCGACTCTCTGGATTTCATGAACAAGAACCCGGGAACGCTCGAGGAGCACCCTACCGCAATGACCGATCGTCTCATCGAGTACATGGAGACGAACGGTCAGAGCTCGGCGAACGAGGTCAAGGCACACGAGGCCTGCCTGGCCGTAATATTTGAGGCGAACGGATTCAAGCTCGCAACTCGCAACGTGGTACCCGCCGACGATGGGATGTACTACTGGTACCAACCCGCTGGCTCTCAGAAGAGCGGTGATTTCCTCCTCTTCCGTTCGGAGGGCGGGACTAAGAAGGACGAGGTGCTCTTCGATGCCAAGCACACGAACTCGGCAACCTTCTACCTGAACGATGGATGGTTCAACCAGGACACCATATATGTTGTATCCTTCTCCGAATCCGCAGGTCGCGGCCTTGGACGCAAAAAGATCTGCTTTGTGGGTCTCGGGCAAGACATCCCGACGGAGAATGACACTATGATCATGAACCACTACAATGACTTCAAAAAGGCAGAAAACTCCAAGCGTAAGGACATGAAGCCCGACTTTCTGTCGGTATATATTCGCTTTGCCAATCAATATTCCACCAAGCAGTTTACTCCCGAATTCATTTCCGATCGTTTCAAGAAGACCGTATCATGGCTTCTACCATCTGCTGGACAAACACCGATGGAACCGCATTCCCAATCTGTTTAATCATGTCGTCATGCGATCCCTGGAACGGATGATCTGCCGGAAACCCCTGTATTTGTGCCGCCTCTCGAACAGTCAAGCACCGGATATAATTTTTTCCGTCAGGTTTCTGGAGCCCTACATAATGCCTTGGCTGAAATGTGTACGCACAGATAAATGTCTTACACGGATTTCGGAGATCTAGGACCTCGCTGTGAATTGGCGAATCACGCTTCCGGAAAGAGATGAGATTCTCGGAATGCTTGAGAACTAGGAATGGATGCGGCTTTCCAGTTGGAGAAGCACCCTGGGGCACGCGAACAAGACACTCGGGTGGTATTTGGAGTTGAGTTTCCATAGCACCTTCCATTGTTGGCTCAATAATATCCTGTAGTCCCCGGCGTGCCCCTGCGAACACCGGGAGCTGGAATGGAATAGATAGGCGATTGCCAATCAAGACAAGACGCTTGCGAGTCTGTGGTACTCCGACTGTACTCATATCGTATACGTTGAATACGATCGGGTACCCAATCTCTCGGAAGTGCTCCTGGATGACATCAATAACACTACTTTCACCGTCATCTGTCTTTTTTGTTAGAAGGCCAGCTACATTCTCTCCCATAATCCACTCAGGCTGAGTGATTTGGACAACACGTAGAAATTGGTGAAACATCCTGTTTCGAGGATCTGATACATCCTTCCTCCCCGCGTTGGAGAACCCCTGACAAGGAAATCCGGCAAATACCATGAACAGCTTTCCAGCGTATGGCTGAAACTCTTCGTCGGGGATCTTGGAAATATCGCCTTTTACTGATTCACCTAGCCACTTGCTCTCGGGGAATGCTACCTTGTGAGTCTTTACGCAGGATGAATTATTCTCAGAGAATGCTACCACTTTGATTCCGGCAGCTTCCATTCCAAGCGTATCTCCACCGGCACCTGAGAACAGGCTAATTGCTAGCCGTCCAGAAGGTAGTTCAACCTGTGGCGGCGGAAGATCGCGGACAAGCGTTTCAAGATGAGCTAGATAATCCTTTTTCCGAGAGAACGTCTGGCCTGTCTGAGTGCAGGTGTACTTAGGCATGTTTTATTGTTTATATTACTACCAAATTCTTTAAATCTATCCATTTTCACTGACCCGCCTTCACCATACAAATGCCCGAACAACAAAAGAAGAAGAAGTGCCGGAACTGCCAGGGGAGTGGATGGGTGTATCCGATGGAGGAGGAGCCATGTTACCATTGTGTGTATCACGGCTTCGATCCTGAGAAGCAGAAAAGGTGCTCTTACTGCAGCGGCAAGGGATACGTCATGCGTCGCACATCCCTTCTCTGTTGCCACTGCGAGAACGGGTGGATTTACGAGTAGTTACTCCTCCCAATTGCGGCTGCGGTTCCAGGGATTGTAGCCACCCTCGGTGATCTGGCACCCGTACAGATCGTGGGTGGGGGGTGCCTGAGAGTATCCTGTTCCATACATCATGCGAGAGATGATTGCCTGGAGATTGGGATACTGCCAGGTTGGTACTGTTGTCACCTGAATCGTCTCTGGCGGTGGGTTCTGGGGCTGTGCAGCCCGCTTAGCCGCCCGCTTCGCTCGCGTATCCAGCTTCTTGGCCTGATCATTCTCAAACTGCCGGCAGCACGTGCACGGCTTGCTCCAAATCCACGCGTTGCGACGAAGAAGGTATCCCATTTTGGTTTCTATGCTACTGAAAAAGCTTGAGGGAGGGCCGATCCGTTTTTACCAGATCCTACCGTTCTCGCAGAGTTCGCAGATGAATCCCCGATCCTCAGGCTTCTTCCGCATCAGGCGGTTCCAGTAGGTCTTTCCGATTTTCTCGTACACCTCTCGGTAAGTCCTCTCGTAGTTCCGTGAGTAGTATGCACGATAACAGAGAAGGTATAAGTCTATGAACTCATACCCCGAATCAGGTGCTTGATTTTTTTCCAAAGTCATTGTCTTTTCAATAGCGTGAGTTGTGGCTTCATACAGCACCTGTGTACGTGCCTTCGTCTCCGCTTTCTTCTTCCGCTCATCCTGTGATGCATGGAATACACACCCCACGATCCTCGTGCAGTCCAAACATTCACACTTCCCAGTCTCCGGATTGATCCCGTATCCCCAGTCGTATTCGTCTTCGGGTTCGTCGTCTTTGAAAGTCTTTCCATTTCTGAGCTTCATTCTCGCCTGATACTGAAAAAGACTGGGACTAGACTGATCCGTTTTTGTTTCTAATTCTGCTCCCGCTCATGCATCAACTCCGCCCATACTTCCCTGTGAGTGCGTGAGACTTGGTTGAGTCCGCCAAGTCCCTGAAGATACTTACAGTTTCCATATTTCGCTCTAACACTTCTCGTAGTCAACCTCGGAAATCTCGCAGCCGACACTCTGTAGTCCAGTCCTGATAGGTAGTCCTTTGATACGCCCTTTACCTCCTCTCTCGTCCAAATCGTTCGTGGCATTCTGGCTGTTGTTTCTGTTTACCCCGACACTCTACAGATTCTAGATAACAAACAGATCCGTTTTTATCTTCATTTCGGGTTGTCGGTCCTATCGCAATCTCCAATACCTAAGATATTGGGATCACGGCCTTCCACATACATCCACCGATTTTCAATCCACCATTTTTTGTTGGCCTCCTCTTCCGCCATCTCTTCGTACGTTTTCTTCTTAGCGAAGGGCGTATGTTCCGGACACCGTTGACGAGGGCTCCAGCACCATGATGTATTCGATAAACGCGAACCCATTCTTTACTTAAGTTCGAGGAAACGTACCAGATCCTCGTTGGACGTGATTTCTGTGAGGTTGTCCTTGATCTTGGAGTACCAGCACCACCATCCCTCATAACTATCTTCGGCCTTATTGCCGTGCTTAGTGATCTTTCCGTCCTCCATCATCTTGAGGACATCGGGTTTGCTAACCGCCCAGAACTTGATGCTGTCATAATAGACTCCACACAGAAGCAGAAAGTCCCAGGGGTGTTTGGGCTCAATGTGATCCCACATGAAATCGCCGTGGGCATAGAGGCCACCGGACTTCTGCTCGCCCATCTTCTGCGTGCCATCAGAAAGAACCGCAAGGAGGTCATGGCCCGAATGACCCTTACCCGACTTGCGTTTCTGGAGAATAGGGAACCGATAGCGGGCGAACCGCTCACACTTAGTACCTAACGCCGCACCGCCGCCCAAATTGATAAACGCCATGATCTCGGGAATCGCACCCGCCTTCTCGTACCGCTCCTTCTGCGACACGTACTTACGAACAACCTCGCCATCAGATTCCAGGAACGCTCTGATCATTTCACTCATTCTTCCTGTTGTAGGTATGCTTTTACTCATTGCTTAGTCCCTAAATAGATTCTAAGCGACGAGTAGTCCGTTTTTGTGCGTTCACTTCTTCAGTGTCCGCCGGCGTCCGGCCTTCTTGCTCTTGGTCTTGCGGGCACGTCCACGTCCACGTCCACGTCCCTTACGCCCAGCCTTCTTCGTCTGCTTCTGAAGTGCGGCCTTCTTCTCGCGTTCAACCGTTGCCGCAGACCACCCCTCTTCGGCCCCTGTAGCCTCGGCAGCATGACGGACAGCATCGAACGTATCAAGATCCTTCACCCCGTACGCTGGAGAATACGGAGGAGACTCTAGACCTTCCATAACTGCACGAGTGCGTTTACGAGACGGTGTTCCAGGTTCCCACTTCAGCACTGCCGAATCAACTTCCATTATCTCTACCAGCGATATTTACTCAACATCATCCTCGATCTCAAAGTCGTTACGGTGCCACCGTGTACGGCACGTCTTCTTGTAATGCCCCGCACGACCGCACCGATAACAGTTGAGATCGGTATGGATATTTGGATGACCATACATCTGGACATACTGCATGTAACACTGGATTTCGCCCTCCGGGGTCACATCCCTGATGATCTTGTCCACCCGCTTCACAGGATACCGATCGGTATGCGGGTCCTTGGTCTTGCCAAGAAGATGGTCGTCAATTTTTTCGTTGATATCTTCTGAATCTTCGCACCGCCCAATGAAGTAGTGGCCTTCCGAGAGCTCGAGAATGTAGATGTGCGGCATTACTATACTGTTCTGTTCTGGAGAAAGTATGTGATTCATTTTAGAAGGAAAAAACTGGTTTGACCAGGTATCTTACACAACACTAATGTTCGACGCAATCCGCATTCCGCTATCCCGGAGGAGTGCGATCGCACTGTTCACACTTGCCACTCGAGCCGCCGCCACCTTCATTTCGATATTCACTCTATAACTATTCCAGCCCCGATCCTTGCATAGCTTGAGGGCAGTGCTTGCAATACACGTGACAACAGAGAACTCTGAGTTCGCAGCAAGACGCTCCTTTTCGAATACTAGTGTATTGATCCCATTCTCGATCTTAACCTTGAGTGTCCCATAACCGATAACATCGTTGAACTTGACAGGAATGTCCTCATCATTGATTGCGACACCAGCAGTCGGATCAATCAGTTGAGGAGCCACAGGGGCCGCAGGTGGTGCGGGAGGAAGAGCAGGCTTAGATCCCGCCAAGAAACCGGCGGGCTTGTTGGTCTTGATGAACTCATTGATACTTGAGAGGAGTTTGCTCGGGACAAAGTCCGTCTTGATTGTTGTAGGCACTGGTGTCTTTGTGAGATCCCATTTCTCTACGCTCCCCCCTACCGGTGTCATCTGTGCGACAACAATGCGGCGTTGGTGAGCACCGTGCTTGCCTGCACCATACACGGCACTGAGAGGCGTGAACCGAATTGGCCGATCTCCGAGGCACTGGATGAGAATACCCGTTGCAGCATTCATCTTTGTCGCACGTCCGTAGTTCGTGAAGGACGCTAGGTCCTCATCCGTATTGTTCATGGACATTTCGTAGAACCTGAGTTTAATCTCACACTCGTCCTTTACAGTCTGGATTAGATTGTAGCGGTTCACCTGGGGTGACGACTCGAGAACGCTCACCAGTGTCTTCCATGGAGTTTCGGGCGTTGACTCGTCAATTGATACGAGACCTGCAGAATCAACGGTGACGATCTTGAATGACATCTTGTCAAACATGCGTTGAGGAAACCGGACACGCATGATCTCCTTGATGTGGGTACGGAACACATCGCATGCCTTCGCAGGATCTGCACACGCCTTCGGAAACGAGTCTGACGCCATACGGAAATTCTCATAGTATCCGTGATCGTCAACGCTATCCCATGGACACTCTGTCTTATTGATGCCGCGATCCCAGGGTGCGAGTCCGTCCTTCGTCCACGGACCCTTGTATCCCTTCGCACTCAACTCCCCGGCTGGCTTGTACGCAATCAGGAACGGGAAGTCGCTCTTATCGCTGTCGGCACGAATACGAGCCATGCGGTGACCCTGGCCATATACGCTCGTTCCAATGCCCGCATCGCTTGAAGGGTTCTGGATACGTGATCCATCGGCAATGCCATCTCCGTCGTCGAGGTAAGTTGCATCGAAGTAGCCATTCTCACCCTGTTCTAGCGTGAACTCGACGTGCTTAGCACCGTGAGCCCAGCTGTCCTCAACATACTCCGTCATCAGGAGAACCAGATTCGGATCGTGATACATGTCGGTCATCGACTGAGCCCAGGTGCTGCGAACGCTAGCCGGAATATCGAAACCCTTAGGAGCTGCCATCTTGTTGTCTTATATTCTTATAACCTTATAAGATTATAGCCGATCCGTTTTGAACGCATATTTCTGGTTTTTGTCAACTCCGGTACCGAAGTTCAAAAAAACAAGCAGTTACACCCGCCGGGAACCGAACCCGGGTCACAACCTTACGCCAATACTTTACGTATGTGGAAGGGTCGCATTCTACCACTGAACTACAGGTGTTATTTTGCGGGGAAGGGGATTTGAACCCCTGAGGATTCCTCCACGAGATCTTAAGACTCGCTCATTAACCAGGCTTTGATATCCCCGCCCACATATGACTGGGGGTGGGGCATTTAAATCACTTTATTATAATTCAAATGAATGTATACAATCTGACTTTCAAGTATATTGTTGCCAGTCAGGCAGTTCTGTGGACAGGGTTTCTCTTACACCATTCAACCACACCGTCACACCGATACAGCATGTGTAATTGCGTTTTAAATCGGTTTGATAAACAATGAAGACGCTGTTTATTGCGACTCTCATCCTGATTCTTCTGATCTTTGTCTTCTTCGAGTACCTCCGCATATCACACGTGACTCGCCATACGGAATGGACTGGCCGACCGCTATCCACCCGCACAAAGTCTGAGGAAGCCACTCTGCCCCCAGGGTGGAAAAAAGGGGCGTATGTAAATTAAGCAATGTCTGACACCAAAGAGGACCAATCTGAAACGTCTTCCGGTCTCCAGTGGACTCCATCCATCGACCGCATGCTAGCCAACTGGTGCGACCAGTCCAAATCGTTTGAATGGATGAACACTGAAGCCTATTCTCGTTACTCGGTGCGTTCAACGGCCATGTCAATTACCGTCAACATTTCTATCGCTCTCAGTGGAGTTGCTAACTTGATTGTCGGGTCAGCACAGTTAACCAATACAGTCGTTCCTGCCCCAACAATTCTAGGATGCGTGTCTATCGCCATCAGTATCATCAGTATGTTGGAAGACAAATTTGACTGGATCACGATGGCGAATAATTTCAAGCAGGCCAGTGTCCAGTGGAGCAATGTCTCCCGCAAACTAGAGGAACAGCTTGCGGTCCCCTCTACCGGACGTAAAGATTGTGGAACGTTCCTGAAATACATTAAGCAGGATATCACTACGGTCTCGGCCACAAACTATATGATCCCGAAAGATATACGCACAAAGTGTATGGAGAAATTTGGCAAGATTCCCAACTTTGATGTCCCCGATATTTGTGGACAGGTGGAGCATACGTCCGTGTACGCGGAGCCCACTACGTCAACTCTCCAGGTTCCTCTTCTCATCTCCAATACAATAAGGGCTAAACATGCAGACCCAGTCCCCGATACTCCTCCTGGAGTCGTACACGAGGCAAAATCAGCCTGACAATTTTGGGGAACGGCTCGTGTACTACCGTATGGTGGAGCGTATGCTCTACTGGATGGACAACCACAAGATCCGTGAACCCCGAGTTTTCTTGGAACAGGAGGGGAGGGAGTACGGGGCTCTGATTCAGTTCCTGGAAGATACGCTGGGACAGGAAAATCTCCGTCTGGAAACTGACCTCTTCAAGCTATGCTGGGCCGCTCGCCAGCCTTAGACACTGACTTCAATCACCCTCCTGCGTCTATTCTTCTTCGTCTGTCGGGACTCCGAGCGACGACGAATAGTAAAGCGTATACCGCCTTCAGAGCGTGGTCGTTTTTTACCGGACATAAGTCTCTTTGCTTCCATCTTCTGTCGCCATGCGGCATACACAATGGGTCCGTTGTTATCAGCACTTAAACGTCTGAGCCATGTCATCGGAGAAACCGTTAAACCTCTTATTGCTGCCTTCTTTTCATCCCAAAGACTGTTTCCTTCTGGTGTATTTAGTATTCCGCATATTCTATTAACGTAATCGAATACACTACAAAACCTACGAATAATCCAATTGACCGCAGCTCTCTTATTTACTGTCATAAGAGCTTTCGTTCCGACATCCAGGTTTCCAGAAGATGCCCATGTCCTCCCTGCGACTGCGTTTTCGACTGCCGGTGCAACTGCTGCTCCGCGTGGTAGGGTTTTATAGGTTCTGTAATAGGCAGAAATATCGGGACTTATAGACTCAAGAGCCGTCCTTGCACCTACATTGCCCCCAAATGCCTCGCGAGCAACGTCTGGATCGTTGCGGCCTATTGCATCTGTCGCACTTTGAGCAATTGCGTCGTTTGTTGTGGTCCGGATAGGATTAACTAAACCGTAATACACTGCTCCTGGTATCCCAACTAAACTTGCACGAATAAGATTCGGATAAAACTTCCTCTGAGGGGGAGGAGCCGCATCCTGCCGCCCAACTCTCACGATACTTCCATAACTTCGAATTTCAGGGTCTAGCGGACCCCTCCAGAATACCGGATCTGTGTCTGATGATTTTGTACCTGCAAGTGTCATAAAATAGTTCAATAGTTCTGTAATAATAATCATTGGGTTTGGTTTGAATGGCTGAAATACTCCGCCAATGTTCTGCCTCTGAATAAACATGGCGTCTGATTTCTGCCAGTTGCATAGATGACAGCTATTGTCGTAGCACAGTGCCCGCAGATCTTTCTGCACTTGGGTTAAACTGGCCTCGTCGATATTTCTATTGTATAGAATTTCGAGCAGACACATCAACGGAGCCGGTAGAACGTGTTCACATTCTGCTCGACTATGTTCTACTTTCCTCATTGCGATCTCCTGGTCATTTTTAAGACCCGTAGGACACCCACACAACCAACAGAGTGGTTTGTCCTTTTCTGTGCTACCTGCTCGTTCGCACTGGGTAGGAGGTGTCGGAAGTTCGTAGTAAACGTTTCTCCCCTTGTCAGTGTCACGGTCTCGCTCTACGTTTAGCGTATCCAGTGCATGCTTGAACGCTGAAAATGTGTTTACAACATCATCATAGTTTCCAGGTATAATACTCCCGTAATAATTGTCCATCTCTGCCCTGTACCCTTCATCTGTTAGAGGCGGGTTGCGTGGATCTCCGCCAATCTGTAAAAGCCCAACCTTAGACTGTTCGTGTTTTGAATCTAAAATACCTGCGTCCGTCACAATGTTTTCACCTTCTTGTCCTGTCCCTCCGAGAGCGTCTATAATTATACCGAACAGACTACCATAATCGGGAAGAGCAGGCGGGGCAGGAGCACCAATAATGGGAGGCGGAGGTGGAGCACCAGTACCTTCAGAGTCAGAACCGGTCCCTGGAAATAACGCCGTGACAGCTGAATCGGGGGATCTATTATTGTAAGAAGCAGCTGATAAACGATCTGGGGTTCCAAAAATTTGTGAAACAGCTGGAAGAGTTGCAGTTAGTGCCTGGCTTATAGTGTCGGGCGGCGGCGGTGTTTTACTGCCTTCCTGGGACATCGTTATTCATAACCCAGAAACATTCAGTGAGAACGGATCGTAAAAGATATTACGGGATAGTCTAATAAGAATACAATGTCCGTTGTAGGCGTTCAGTTTGGGATCACTTCTCCCGAGGAGATCCTTCGGCGGTCGGTCGTGGAAGTTATTACCGACAAGACTCATCAGTCCAACAATCCAGTTCCCGGCGGCGTCTTTGATGCAAGGCTCGGTGTCATCGAGAGCGGCAAGGTCTGCCCCACCTGCAAGCACACGAATCTCCAGTGCCAGGGCCATTTCGGCCACATCACCCTTGCCCGCCCAGTCTACCTCTACCAGTTCCTCGACTTTACTATCAAGGCCCTCAACTGTGTGTGCGTCAACTGCTCCAGCCTCTACATCGCAGGGCAGGACGGGTTCTCCGAGGAGGTTTACTTGAACTCCGAACTGAAGGGCATGGAACGTCTCGCCGATATCCGCTCTCGGTCCGTAGACTTCATCGGCAAAAAGTCCAAGGCCGTGTCCCCCTCCTGTTCCACTTGCGGCACCCAGATGATCAAGAAGGTCGAGAAGATTCAGGGTACAGTATGCACTCTCCAGGGGAAGTTGGCAGGCAAGGATGAGGAGACTCTCGTACCTCTCCAGTCCGAGATGGTTCTCCGCTGCTTCCAGCGTCTCACCGACAACACTGTTAAGATTCTTGGGTTTGACCCCAAGTACTCCCACCCCGCGTGGATGGTGTGCACAGTCTTGGCGGTCCCCCCTCTCACCGTGCGTCCCCCGGTCGTGATGGAGGACAATCAGCGGATGGACGACGATCTCTCCCACGTCCTGATCAACATCGTTCGCAGCAATCAGAAGCTCCGTGAACTCATTACCGCCGGACAGTCCCGCGAGTACATTCAGAAGCACACTGAGTTGCTGGAGTACGATGTTGCGACCTATGTGGACAACGATATTAAGGGTATGGCCCCCGCCGCCCAACGGTCTGGCCGCCCCCTCAAGACCTTGAAATCCCGTCTCGGTGCCAAGACTGGTCGTGTTCGCGGCAATCTCATGGGTAAGCGTGTGGACTTCTCCGCCCGCTCTGTCATTACCCCCGATGCCAACATCGATGTCGATGAATTGGGTGTCCCAGAGGAGATTGCATCGAACCTCACCAAGCCCGAGATTGTCACGCCGTACAACCGCGATCGCCTCATGATGTATGTCAAGAACGGTGTGAAGTACCCCGGTGCCAAGTCCGTGTTTCTCAAAGAGGAGAAGCGGATGATGTCCTTGAAGTACGTCAACCCCGACATGATCGATCTCCACGAGGGCGATATTGTGCATCGCCACATGATTGATGGCGACTACGTGCTCTTTAACCGTCAGCCTTCGCTTCACAAGGGGTCTATGGAGTGCCATCGTGTCAAGGTTCTGCCCGGCTCCACGTTCCGCCTGAACGTTTCGGCCACGAAACCTTACAACGCCGACTTTGACGGTGACGAGATGAATCTCCACCTCCCCCAGTCTGTAGCCGCCGAGACCGAGCTCCAGCAGCTTGCCTCTGTCCTCCGTCTCATTGTAAGCCCCCGCGAGAACGCCCCTATCATTCAGATGGTCCAGGATACGCTCACCGGTTCGTACCGTATCTCCAACCCTGTCGTGCGTGTCCCCGAACACATTTCCATGAACATCATGGCCAAACTCCGTCGTCCGATGTCCTCGTTCAAGCGTACGAACGAGCCACATACCGGCCAGGAACTCATTTCTGCGGCCTTCCCCCTTATGAACTTCAACGGCCGTGTCACCATCAAGGACGGCCAGCTCACCAAGGGTCTCCTGAAGAAGGGTGCATTCAACACTACATCCGAAGGCGTGCTCCATGTGCTATTCAACGATTTCGGTCATCAGCGGTGCGGCCAGTTCATTAACGAGGTTCAGGCCATTGTGACCAAATTCAACCTGTTCACGGGCTTCTCGACAGGGGCATCAGATCTCGAATCTAATAAGGAGACCACCGAGTTCGTGGCCAAGGTTCTTGCCGAGGGCCGCAAGCGTGTACAGGAGATCCTCACCGACGTCCACGCCGGCAAGTTCTTCAACAACAGCGGCCGTGCGGACGGCGAAGAGCTGGAGAACCAAATCAGTAACGCCCTCAAGGATATCTCGGCTCAGATCACGAAGCAGGTGACTGATACTCTGCCTCCCACAAACCGCCTAGTTCAGATGGTCGAGTCGGGTGCCAAGGGGTCTGGCCTCAACATTACCCAGATGATCGCAGTCCTAGGCCAGCAGATCGTGGACGGCAAGCGAATCCAATACACTCTCCAGGACCGTTCCCTACCCCACTTCACAAAGTTCGATGACGGTATTGAGTCCCGTGGTTTCGTGGAGTCCTCGTTCGTCCAGGGTCTTCGTCCTGCCGAGTACTTCTTCCACGCCATGGGTGGTCGTGAGGGTCTCATTGACACGGCCGTGAAGACCTCTGACACGGGTTACATCCAGCGTCGTATGATGAAGACGATGGAGGATATGCGGGTCGAGCACGATGGTACGGTTCGCAACAATGGCGGTATGATTATCCAGTACCGCTACGGCGAGGACGGTGTGGATTCCACGCAGGTAGAGTCCCAGCCCATCAACCTCGGTCTCATGACGCTCGAGGATATTTACCGGATGTTCGGTCTCTCGGTCGAAGAGCTCCAGCCGTTCCTCACTGAGACAATTACCGAGACTCCCGATCTGGTCGAGGAGCTCGTGAAGGATCGCGATATGCTGGTGAAGGAGGTGTTCCTGTACCTCAAGAAAGATTCCGTCCTCTCTCCCGTCCATCTCAAGCGGGTGATTGAGAAGTACTACAATCCCTATTCTACCAAGACCGATCTGACCCCGCAGTACATTATCGACGAGCTCACCAAGTTGATGAAGGAGCCCTGGATGGCTCCCAACCGTGTGTTCCACTGCCTCCTCCGCTTCTACCTTGCTCCCCGCCGCTGCATTCTCGAGCACCGCTTCACCAAGGCGATCTTCGACGAGGTCATTCGCGAGGTGCGGTACAAGTATATCAAGAGCCAGGTGCATTCTGGAGAGATGGTGGGTGCCCTAGCTGCCCAGTCGGTCGGTGAGCCTACCACGCAGTTGACACTCAATACTTTCCACTCTGCCGGTACGGTCAAGGCTGGTGCGACAGCGGGTGTCCCGCGTATCCAGGAGCTCCTGGGTATTTCCAAGAGCCCGAAGAAGCCCCTGAACTTCGTGTACCTCACGCCCGCGGACGGCGACAGTCTCGATCGGGCGATCATGGTCGCTCGCGAGCTCCAGAAGACAACGGTCCGTGATATCACCAAGTCCGTACGAATGTACTACGATCCCTTCCCGCTGACCACCGATACGGCGGTGGCCGAGGACCGCGAGATCCTCCAGCGGTTCCAGCAGTTCTCCACTGCCAATCCAGTCGATTGTGCATCCAAGTGGATTATGCGGCTCGAGTTTGACGAGACGGAGATGGCTGCACGCAACGTCCTTGACCCTGTGGCGATCCAGGACAAGCTCGGCCAGGCGGGTCTCCACATTCTGCAGTGTGTGTACTCCGACTCCAACTCTGACAAGCTCGTGATGCGTATCGTGTTCCCCGACGATGTGGTGAAGAACCTGCTCTCCCTCCGTTTCCTCGAGGAGCGTGTTCTCGACGTCGTCATCACTGGCATTGACGGTGTAGGTCGCGTGATCCCCCGCGAAGTCAATCGCGAGCTGGTATGGGACGAGAAGGCAAACTCGTACGTGTCCAAGAAGCAGCATGTCTTGGATGTAGAGGGTGCCAATCTGTACGAGCTTCTGGGCCGCGACAATGTTGATCCTACGCGGACATTCAGCAACCATATCCACGAAGTATACGATGTTCTCGGAGTGGAAGCTGCTCGCCAGGCTCTACTGGACGAGTTCGCAGAGGTGTTTGCCGAGGCGTACACCAACTATCATCACATGTCCGTGCTGATGGACGCCATGACGTACCAGGGCCGTCTAGTCTCGGTCAACCGGTTCGGTATGTACATGCACGACAACGGCGTGCTGGCCAAGTCGTCGTTTGAGGAGACGTCCAAGATCCTGTTCAATGCAGCCGTGTCCGCGGAGTTCGATCCCATGAAGGGCGTGTCGGCCAACATCATGTTCGGCCAGAAGCCTCCCTGCGGCACGGGCTTTGTCGACATTCTGCTGGACGAGACTCGACTGCCCGAAGGTACAGACGAGGCGTTCGTGGACTACGGTGACCAGATCAAACAGAAGGTGGAGGCAGCGTATGCGGGCGGAGACTCCGAGTGCAAGATCGAGGACATCTCGATGTGGTAATTAATTACGAATAATGAGTTTGTATAAATAAATGTCCTGGACAGCCTCTGACGGAATCGGCAGTATCCAGGTCCTAGAAGTGTTTGGCAGTGATCTGACGGTCGTGAATGCGGCCCGTGTATCGTTTGCAAAGGAGTCGCACGAATTCTCCGCAAACGATGAGAAGTTGGTGAACTATCTCGCGAAACACAATCATAACAGTCCCTTTTTCCATCCCCAAATTCGACTACGAATCAAGATGCCAATCTTTGTAGCTCGTGAATGGTTCCGTCACCAGATCGGGTTCGCTCGTAACGAGGTGTCCCGTCGTTACGTGGACTTTACGCCCGAGACGTGGATTCCGTCCCCTGAAGATCTGCGTGCCCGCGATCCCAAGATTAAGCAGGGGAGCCAGGATACGCCGGTAGAGAATTCCATCGTTCTGTCATCCGAAATCAAGGAGCACTGCGACGATATGGTGAATTTTTACCAGCATCTTCTTGATCACAACGTAGCCCCTGAGATTGCTCGGTGTGTTCTGCCTCAGGGGATGTACACGGAGTTCGTGGAAACGGGATCCCTGGCCGCTTACTCTCGTCTCGTTCTCCTCAGGACTGATCCAGGAGCCCAGCGGGAAATCCAGGCATACGCTCGTGCGATTGTCGGTCTTCTTGAGCCTCATTTTCCCGTGTCGTGGAAGGCACTTACCGACATCCCGATCAGTCAATAAAAACGACGAGCAATATTCCTTTCGTGTGGAAGAACTGCTTTGATGTCCGAAAAGAGCCAGTACGGACAGACAGTGACCTACGACGTGGTCAAGGTTTTACACAACCTTTTAACGCCATACTGCCACGTGCAGTATGTCAAGACCAAGTACCACGGGAACATGCTGATCATGGACGAGGAAGTGCAGTATTCGACGCTGGACGAGCACAGGTATCATTATCTGCTCACACAACCGCTCTTCACTCAGTGCCGGAATATTCTGATCTTGGGGGGTGGGGACGGGATGGCGGCTCGAAACCTATACAAATCCCCGTACACTTCCAGCATTACAATAGTCGATTGGGACCGCCAGTTCGTAGAGTTTGCGAAGACGAATCTCCCGGAGAACTGTGGATCGCTTCTGAATCCTCGGACAACGTACATCTCCGAAGACGCACTTCAGTTCGTAAGATCGACTGAGAACCGCTACGACGGTATCATCATTGATCTCCCCGATCCCGACGGAGATAGGATGGAAACTCTTTACTTTGATATCCTGGAACAACTCCCGGGGATCCTGAACCCTAATGGTATCATTTCCGCCCATGTGGGTCCAGTATCACTGTCTGAGAATCACCCGAACTGGGTGTTTATCAAAGAGTGTAAGCATCTCATGAAGCAACTGTTTCATACCGAACCGGTGTTTGATACAGTGTATGTTCCCACCTTTTCGCACGAGTGGGGATTCTTGGCATGTTATACGGGTCTATCCAGAAAATTCGATAGGTTCAGAATTGAGAATGATGTTTACGATATGTTCAAGAAACTCTGAGGAGTTCACACATATCCGTTGCGGTCAGCAGCGGCCTGGCGAGCAGCGGCCGCGGCCTCGCTTGAGGCAGCACCGTACACCATCGCCGATCCCACGGTCTGATTTCCTCCGCGGTGTCCCCGGCGGTGACGGCCTCCCTTCTTCGTGTGCCGGCGGCGGCGTCCGCCAAATCCGACAGGCTCAGACCCGCTCTTATCGAACGTTCCGTTGACACCCACGGCCGTGTCGGGGGCGACGGACGGCTCGGCGTACGGCAGCTCGGCAGGCTTGCCGTCCGTGGAAGGAGCAAACGCACCTCCACGGCGAGAACGGCGGCGGCGTCCGCCCTTGAGCTCCGACGGGCCCTGCCACGTGGCATCCGACATCGCAGGGAAACGCGACATTCCATCGGGGAGGTCAGAGCCAGTGTACGGGCCGCCAGTGAATCCGTACGCGGTTCCTCCCATCATCTTGCCCTTGCCCCTGCGGGTTCCACGACGACGACCGCCCATCGGTCCCATCTGTCCCATCAGCGTCCCGCCCTTCTTGTAAGTCTTCTTTGCTGCCTTCATCGCATCGCCCAGGGACATACCCGGCTTCTTTGCAGCCATAACGGCTTTTAACCATGCAGAGCGTCCACCTTCCATGTGTATTTGTTTCCTTAGTTAGACTTTATTGTGTAGTCGTACATTGGCGACTTGATCTGCTTCGGCTGGAATGAGACGTCAGCACTCTGGGGCTTCGGGTCGGGGTACGTTGTGGGCTTGTAACGCAGCGGGTCGGGCTTGATTCCAAACGAGCTGTCCGAGAACGTTCCAGTATAGAGTTCCATAGCGTTGTCCAGGCTGCCCCAGCACATAGCGACCCACTGACATCCGTACGAAAAGCATATTTCCGCATTTCCATTGGTAATCGCACTTGTCTTCATGTCGGGAACCACAAGCGTAATATTACGCTTGTTGAATTCGATAAGCTCATCGCTATCAAACGTCTGTGACGCCTGAGTGTACGTCATACGCCTCAACTGCGAAGAGACCCAGGACATATTCACCAGCTCGTCCATTCCGTTGCCCTTGATGTTTTCTCCGCTCACGATGACGAGCTTGCCCATCAGATTACAAATAGGCTCAACTCCTAAGTTCTTGCGTTGGTAAGAGTATTCGGAGTTCAGCATGTTTTTACGGAGGGTGTTCTTCATCGTGTCGGCACACTGAGTCAGTATAGCGTTGTCGGACGTGTGGAATACCAGAGACAGAATGAAGGGATTGTTGTACCCCGGTGTCACCGCACTGTTGAATGCAGAATTGGCGATGGTTACGCAGCAGTCTTCGAACGAGAGAGTGTTGTACGTGGTCATCTTCAGAGTCTTCGCATCGGCCAGACCAACAACTGGCTTCTTGTCGACGGCGTAGACGTCCAACTCAATGACACGAGCACCGCCCTTGACAACCTTGGTTATAGCGTCGGTCACAATGTACGTGTTGATCGTGTTTCCGGGAATGATAGTGTACCCGCTACTGGACACGTAGTAATCTCCCAGCGTATTTTTGTTCGGGCACCCGAGTGGCTCGGCTTTTGTGAGTTCAGAGTATACCGTGAGAGCCTGAGTGACCGATGCATCAGGAGGGGGGATGTTGCTCATACGAACGTAGGCTCCAATTGCTAGTCCTACACCAAGGAATGCAACCGAAATGCATACAATGACCCATAATAACTGAGTGGTGTCCATATTATTTCTTACTACGATGTTGTTTATATTTGAAAAACAGAGGACGCATCATCATCACTACATCATCTGGAACCTGTTCGTCCATCGGGATTTCAAAGAGGCAGCAATGGAGGAAGTATATGCAGTACATTCCGCACTGGGCGTCCTTGTACTGGTGCCGCAGGGCGTTGTACGAGAGAACGGTAGGCTCCGGGAACTTTTTCAAATCGTCTAGCTGTTCCTTCCACCGCTGCATCAGGCGGGATACCTCCTTCTCGGGTTTCTGGGCATACGAGTCAAAATACGTCATCCGCGGATGTTTCAGATGGTCGCGGAAATCGCAGAATGCCGCGATCCAGTGCTCCCCCGGTCCGTCGCTGGGGTCTGTGTTAAACACAATACCTACACGGCGGTACCCCTTCTTGTGAAGCTCGGAAATCTTCATACTGCACAGAGAAGACACTAGACACTTTCCCGTTTCGTTGTGAAGATCGAAATCAATGGGGACCGAACCCGTGTAGTAGTAATCGGGGATCAGTTTCATGTATTCCTTCTGCGATACGTCAATGTCGTCGGACGACAGCCACTCGGTTCCGTTCGACGCCCAGCTGTCGGGGGCCACAGGTTTTTTGACCAGAGCGTGGACAATACATTCTGGGGTTCCCGCCTTGCACGCATCCTTCATCCGCCGAGTGATTTCCTGCCACATATCATCCCCGGCCTTGACTGGTTTTTCACGAGGGTGTTCCTTATTGTAAGCTAGACGCAGCTTCTCCACTTCCCGTGGGTCCATTATTCAAAACGGATAAGAAACTATACAGCTAGGAAAAGGCATACCCAGGATGGATCAGCGTGACCTTGTCCGTGCCGTGCGTAAGTACCGCAATCTCGATGATGAACTGAAGGAGCTCAATGCCAAAGTCTACAAGCTCCGCGAGGACAAGAAGTTTGTGGAGAACGAGATGAGCGATATCCTGCGTCGTGCCAATTTCCAGAACCTCCACAAGCTCGAGATTCAGGATGACGGCTCGTACATCAAGATCCAGCGTCCCGAGACGTGGAGTAAACCGTGGTCTCTGTCGCAGAAGGAGCTCAAGGATCTTCTTAGCAGCTACACCGGTCCTATCTCTGACCTGTTTCGCTGGATTGTTGAGCGTAAGAAGCAGGATATGATCTCGAAGGAGTTTGCGTTTAAGCGTTTGATGGCAGTAGATAACAATGACGGCGAAGGAGGTACTGATGGAGAGGGTGGGCGAGTGGGTGCACACATCCTCCCATGAAGAGGAACTGCGTGATCTCTTTTTAGAATTGGAGGAAGCCCTTTGTAAAATGGACTTACTGCGAGCGGATTATAAGAAGTACAAAACACTCCACTTCGCCGAGTTCTGTGCGGAAATTTACAGCCTCACGAATGAATAATCTTATGAGCAGTCATTCGCGTCATGTTCCTTACTGCCAGCTGTATGCTGACCGTTGTCCTTTTTGCAATTTGATCGTCCGTGAACAGACAGACGCGTACCCTGGTATGATCGAAGAGTTGTTTCGGCCTATTGTGAGCCGGTTCTGGAAACGGTGGGATGCAGAGGGAGTTCCTATTGCGAACAATACAGATATTGACACTCTGACGTACCACCTTGCGTTAAGTGCCCTGTCTCGCTGGGTTCAGCCAAAGTACCACGATATTCTTGGGTTGTCAGAAGAAGAAATCATGAGGCACCCGATCGTCCTACAAAAAATGGGGGGTAAGTAATAATGGAGAAGTTTGCTACAGATACTGCCCCTAATGGACCCTACCCTGCCGCGACTGCGGGCGGTGGATGCGGATGCACTGGAGGTGGCCGTCGTCGTCACCGCCACACCAGGAAGGGCGGTGTGGGTATGGTCGATGACGCCCTCTTTGCTGTGGGTACGTCGTATGCTGCTGATAAGTACGGACGCAAGAAGTCGCTGGGTGGACGCCGCCGGACACACCGGCGTGGTGGTGTGGGTATGGTTGACGATGCCCTCCTTGCAGTGGGCACGTCGTATGCTGCTGATAAGTACGGACGCAAGGCCCCGATGGGCGGCCGCCGCCGCCGGACTGCGAAGCGTGGAGGTGCTGGCCTTATTGACGATGCGATTGTTGCCGGATCTGCTCTGACGCTTGCCCACTACTTTGCTAAGAAGCGTGGAGGCAAGAAGCCCCTGCCCCGCCGGCTCACGAAGAAGACCCTGGTATAACCTCTACGGGCGGCAGTGGAAACCCGTTGAAGGTCGAGGCTGTGACCCAAGAATATGCTCCAATGTTTTTCACTTCAAGGATGTCTGAATCGTCGATATCGCTCGGCAACCACACATCTTCTGCTATCTTGTCCGCTGAATCACATGTGCGTCCAAAGATTGTGAACTGTTCACAGCTTGCCCACGGTTTGCGTGTGATACAGTTAAATGTGGGTTTGAAGCCATCGAATAAGACCCCGGAGAATAGGCCATAGACAGATTCGTTGACCGTTATGCATTGTTTACCGTTGGGCAAGCGTTTCTTGCCAATCACCGGAACCTGGAGCGTACAGCTTTCCTCCGCAAAGAACCGGCCCGGCTCGGCAATGACACGCTTGAACGGCAGGGTCTTCACCTGTTCGCGGATATAGGGTGCCAGCTGATGCTTAAAGAACTCGTCGTTTGAGGTCGACCCTGAGAATCCTCCGCCGATATCCAGAAGTTCGGGGGTGAACGCTGCAGGTGAGTGTCTGAATACATCAAGGAAGCCTTTCACCGTCTCAATGGCCGACTGGTAAGCGGCCAGAGACGTGCAGTCGCTTCCTACGTGAAATGCGAGACCATACGTATGAAACCGGGGCTCACGATCGCAGAGTTCGTGGATATTTTTCAGGTGAAACCCAAACTTGCTGTTCAGGGGAATGCGGGCACCTCCTTTGTCGTCCACAAAAATACGAAGAATCGGTTTGGTTCCCGGTTGATCCTCTTTGATCTTGATTCCCTCTGTCTTGCTGTCAAAGGTCATGTATGGAATGGCGTGTTGCTTGACTTTAAACATTTCTTCACGCGACTTACACGGATTTGCATAAATCGTGTCGCTTGGCTTGGCTCCGATGGCGAGAACACGATGCACTTCATCCGCCGAAGCACAATCAAATCCTGCCCCTCCCCGATGCAGTTCCCCCAGTACTGCCTCTAGATTATTACACTTCACAGCATAGTGTGGACGAATGGATGGCAGGCACGATGTCCAGAGGTCGAGACGACGCCGAATGGCGGGGAGGGACAGGATAAGTTTCGCCAGCGTTGCTATGATTGTAGAAAAGAGAAGAAATCCGTGTAACAGATTTTCGTATACCCGCCATATATATACAAACTACCAGATGGCCGCCGTGATTGAATACTTTCCCTACAACCCTAAGAACCGCCCCTTGACTGCAGACGATGTAAACCGCATCCTCTGCATTCCAGGATACAAGGTGAAGAACCTCGCGATCTTCCAGAAGGCTATGATTCATTCTACCTACGTCCGTCGATCGGAGTACACGACCCTCACCGGCGAGCCAAGTGTTCTGGGCCCTTGTCCTCCTGGTGTGATGGACCTCCAGGACGAATCGTACGAACAACTGGAGTTCCGTGGTGATTCCTTGCTCGGTGCGGTAGTCGCCAATTACCTTTGTGAACGGTTCCCCGGCGAGGCTCCCGGGTTTCTGACCAATACCCGCAAACTGATTGTGCGGAACAAGACGCTCGGGACGCTGGCCAGGGACAAGCTCCGTCTTGACAACTTCTTTGTGGTCTCCAAGCACGTGGAAGAAATGGTGCCCGCCCACGGCCGTCAGAATATCGAGAAGCTCGGCGATGTTCTGGAAGCCTTTATTGCTGCTCTCTGGATTGATTCAGGGATGAATTTCCAGATAGTCAATGATTTCATCATCAACATGATCGAGACGCATCTAGATATTCCCCTGATGCTGCGTGAAGACGATAATTACAAGGACAGGATGCAGAAGTTCTGCCAGCAGAAGATGGGATTTACCCCGATCTACAAGATGATCCAGGACGGGACCGCGGGGTTCACGATGGCCGTGTGCAAACCCGACGGCGAGATTCTGGGGACGGGGAATTGCACGACCAAGAAACAGGCGGAGCAGAATGCGTGCCGGGCAGCACTGGAGAAATTGGTCTCGACCATGAAATAATGTACTGGCCCGCCCGATATTTCAGCGGGCTTACCCGAAAACAGAACAAACAACGTAAAAGCACAGCCACTCGTCGTCGCAAGATGTCGTGGAAAGATCCTAAGGCATATGTTCCGTTCAAGACCGACAAGGGTGTGAAAACACGGACATCTAAGTATGTTCGCGAATGGAAGAAGCAGTTCCCTAATGCCCACGGCCTCCAGGCGTACTCCAAAGCCACGGGCGTGCCTCTACCCATAGTGCGGGCATCCTACAACCGGGGAATGGCGGCGTGGCGAACGGGACATCGTCCAGGGGCGACGCAGCAGCAGTGGGGGTATGCTCGTGCCGCCAGTATGCTGACGTGCGGCAAGACACATTATACGACCGATGCCGACCTTGTCCAGAAAGCCAAAAAGACCGCCAAAGCTCGTGCGTGGTTTAGAAAGACGTGTAAGAACTAAGATAAATAAGATGGGCTGGCGTTACGTCCTGGTGAATCATACCCGCAAGGTCATTGAGGATGTGTCACTGCATAATATTTGGCATCGGATGAGCCACCTTATTCAGGAGGGGGGGTGGGAGACGGCGGACGATGTAGAAATGATGTTTGAAGATGGACGATATGAAGAGATCGGGGAGCTTGTTGTGAACAAGGGATACAAGAGCCACTATCATGCTTGGAGCTTTGATGATATCGTGCCTCGTCGCCAAGGTCAGTGAATTAGACGAGCGTGCGTGACCCGGTAAGTCTTGCGGTGGTCCCGCTTCTTCTTGCCGTTGCGGCACGTCTTTCCCCGGTTACAGGAGCTCGCATAGTATCCGTATCGCTGGTAGACCCCAGCAAATGAGGGCAGGATCTTCTCTGATCCTGTGGCCTCTGTCAATTTTTTCATGAGGGTATACACGCTCTTCATGACTGCCCGCTTGTTTCCGTAATGGAAGGTGTGTCCCTGGAAAATCTTGCGGAGGGAGTCGTAGGGGTAGTGTTTCGCAAGCATAGCAAAGAAGTGGCGGTAAATACTCTCCTTCTCTGACGTGTAATTGTACGCGATGCAAAACAGGAAGTCCATTCCGGGAGGTGCGTCTGGTTCCTTTTCCAGTAGTGATTCGTAGTGAGCAGATACCTTTTCAAACGACGGATCAGGAGGGGGGCAAATCACACGAGGATCTTCCTTGCACTGGTCCCGCAACTTCTTGTTCACGCGGTTATGGAAGTCGTAGAGCCACCGATCGGCGGGAGATTTCGGGGGCATTTCTTCGAGAAACCTTGCAGTGCTCTCGCGGCAGAACTTGCAGGGCAGGATATCTTTCAGATTCGGGAAAAAGTACTTCGCTTTATCGCCTTCGTAATGGGCAATCAGATGTAACATCTGCCACCCACTCGGGCCCCAGGCACGAGTATCCATTACTCTACACTCTTATCTTTTCTCGTTTGAATGTAATATATCATGGCTTCGCAGAATCCTTCCACTGCCTACACGGCCGTCCCCGAGAAGCCCAAGTCGTTCTTCTCCTCGTTCCCCTCGTTCAGCCTGCCGAAGCTGCCCGATTTCTTCGGAACAGGATCCACCGCCGCCCCGGCTCCGGCTCCAGCCCCCACCGCCGCCCCCACCACTGCGGTTGCCGAGCAGTCATCTGTCCAGCCTGGAGGCCGTCGTCGTCGCGGACGCAAGGGTACAAAGAAGGCTGGTCGTCGTCACCGCCGTTCCCGCAAGGGCGGGCTGACCCCAATGGAAGATATTAAGTTGACGGACGCAGACATCCGGTATGTAGCTACAGGGCCCAAGTACGATTTCCCTCCCACCCAGGTCCGCAAGCCGACGGGCAAGGGTCGTCGTACCCGTCGCGGTAAAAAGCATTCTCGCCGTTAAATAAACCAAAAATGTCGAACGTTATCTCCGGACTCGTGAAGAAGACTCTCCGCAAGCTCGGACTCGGTGGAGGTCGCCGGCACACGAAGAAGGGGGGTGCGTATCTTCTCCGGCCTCGCCCGATGGTTCGCCCCCCCACACCAGCCTCCTCTGAGCCTCGCCGCCGCCGTAAGACCAAGTCCAAAAAGGGTGGCGATGAGGACGAGAAGATGTCCTTTGCCCCCATGCAGACCCGCAAGGGAGGTCGTCGCCACCGTAGCCGCAAGCACTAAACTCAATCGACATCATTGCGTAGCTGGAACGTCGTCCAGCCACCGTACGTATACTTGCCATACTTTGTCTCAATCTCCTTGAGCATGCCTTGGATACTCCAGTCCCGAGTACCACGATTTGTCTCCCACCACTGCTTGAACTTGTCGGTCAATGTCGGCTTCCGCACCGGTACCACTTCCTCGCCCTCGGCTGCCGGGCGAGTATACTCGTTGATGAACCGCATGATCGCATTGCTCTCCTCGCGATACTCGTTCGTGTACTCCAGAATCTCTGCCGGAGGAACCAGATCCTCGCCTGCATGCTGGATGTACGTCTGAATCAGAAACGCCAGGAAACACTTGCCCCACTCCTCCGACTTGACCTTCCGTTCAATCGACATATCCATCTTGTAATCGTTCGGACCCTTGGGATCCTGGACGAACTTGGAGATGAAGTTGATCACCACGAAACGACGCCAAGTACCCTGGTCGTTCGTATTGATCTTCGGCTTGTCGTTACAGGCCAGGTGCAGCTTTGCCTGCAACTCGAACTCAATCATCGACTTGGAACCAGCATACAGGTCGCGAGTAATGATTTTTTCGGACGACGTCAACTCCTTCATGTACCCCGTGTTGAGGGGAACCGACTCGTCAGGCTCCTGCATCGTCACGAACCGCCGGCCCTTCAGTCGCACCACCTCAGGAGAGGCTGCCCCTGACTTGCCACGAGCCTGTGTCAGCAACGAGATCGGGACCTTGCACGCATAATCTCCCAGTGCTGACTCCATCAGACAGATGAGCATAGACTTGCCGTTGGAGCCCACACCCGTCCACGTATGAAACTTCTGGTTACCCAGACCGTTCAGACACCTTGCCAAGTGCCGAACCTGGTAATCACGAACCCGCTTGATCGGGAAGATCTTGTGCAAGAAGTCGTCAATCTCCTTCCATTCCCGGAACTCCTTGTACGACCGTCCGACGTCATACTCGTTGTTTGTGGAGAACGATACGTAGTCCTCCTGCCGACCCGGACGGAACTCGCACTTGTCCATATCAAACACCCCATTCGCACACGCCAGGAGTGTACGGTTCTCATCGATCTTCTTCGTGAACTGCTCGTCCAAGAACAACTCCTGGCACTCCTTCATCACATTCGACTTGAACGCCGTCTTCTTCAGTAGAATAGCAACTTTGAACAGCTGCTGCTGCATGATGGTGTCAGTACAGTACGAGCACCCGCACGCGTTCGGATCCTTGGCCTGGCACGCCTCGCCGTCCACCAGTTTCTGGCCGTAGTATCCCGCACGCTGAATGTACAGCTTCCAGATTGTTACCGACAGCTCCTGCTGAAGTTGGACACCGCGATCCAGCTCAACCCAGACGTGCCCGACATACCGGAACCACACGTTCTTTCCGAAGTTCACACACTTGTACTCGTCACGGAACTTGGAGTGCACGACTGCTGCCACGTCATACTCTGCACCGCCCTTGGACGCATCAACCTTGCGGAGAACGTTCCGCTCCTCGATCTTCTTGTACTCCTCGAAGTTGTCCGTCTTTGACCAGTAGAACAGCGAGCCCATACCGATCTTCTGACCGTGATTGCGGAACCCGAACGAGTTCCATTTGGCAATACACTCGCGGACATTGAACTGCGGCGACCGGCGACTGAACTCCTCGAACTCGTCGTAGAGATCAGGGTGAATGTTCTTGAGACACATACCCACCTCAATCCATTCGTTGTAATCGGTTGTGCGGTGATCGGAGAGGTTCGCAACGTGCTCACGAATATTCTGAATCTCTTCCTGCGACAGTGGGCGGATCACAACATTGTTCGGAGACGACTCGCGAGACCCTGGCAGACGACGCTCGGCGGGACGGCCACGTCCAGGTGCGATCGCCCGACCACCGGAAATCCGCACATTCTCTACGCTCGTCTCTGGCAGATCGCCAAACTGCTTCGTACCCTCCTCCGTCATCGGCGTCTCCTTCGTCGGATCACGTTCACGGATATCCAGTTTCCGGAGCAGATCTACGGTGAACGGGACTGGGCTGTCGTCTACCACCGCCTCATCACCAGATACCATCACGCGATACGTGATGAGATAGGGCAGACCACCAGGCTTGGAAGCACCGTACATAATCAGACCGCTTGATCGCTTTGCAACAGCCTCATCATACACCTTCGACCACTCCTTCACCTTCAGTGGCAGATCCTCAAACACCGACATTTTCGTCAGCATGATGTTGCGAACCGCCATCTCAATATACTTGTTCGTCCGCATTGCCGGGACCATAATGTGGACACCGCCGGCCATACCCTTATCCCCCTTCTTCACGGGCAGCTTCTTCTCCATCACAAAGACCTCTACCGGATCGGGGGAATCCAGGAAGGTCTTGAGGGTCTTGACATATTCAATACTGAACTTGACAATCTGATCGCGAGTGTGAAGATTGCCTGTGGTCCCAGGCTCATACAGGAAATCCAGATCGACCTTGCACGGTCCCAGAGCAGGGTGGGGGGCCTCAACCAGTGCGATCTTGTTGTTCCAAACAGCAACATGGTCATGGTAGAGCTCATAGAACTCCTGCAGATCATCATCTCCGATGAAATACTTGGAAGGATTCGGTGGCATCGTCATGTGCGTATGTGGCTCATTCGCACCCGTCACCTTCTTCTTCTCCAAGAAATTGATCAGTGCACCCTGTGACGACATTTTCGTTGGGTGTGTGTAGTCCTCAGAGAATATTGCGGCGGCCGGTCCATTTTGAACGCACGGATCTGTTCTGCTGAGAACAAAACGAATAGAATTACGGATTACAGTATAAGAAGCACAAGAATGAAGTTCTGCCCTGACTGTGAAAACTTCCTGTACGCCCTCGAGGAGAATGCGGAGGGCGTAGGCTTCAAGTGCCGTAAGTGCCCATACGTCGAATCAATTACCCACGCGAACCCTATGGTCTACGAGCACAATCTCAAGGAAGACAAGGCGACCCAGCTAGTCATGAATCCTTACCTAAAAGACGATCCTACGCTTCCCCGCCTAAACACTGTAAAGTGCCCTGCTTCTGGCTGCCCGTCATCGGAAGTTGTGGCAGTGAAACTTAGTAAGGTAGATCTGATCTGGATGTACCAGTGTACCGCTTGCGGAACGTCGTGGAAGCAGGCTTCTCGCCGTTAATAGAAAGAAATTACAGGTAGTAAGTATAAACCAGGTATAAGATGATCAGGAAACTCTTCTTTTTTGCCTTGGCAGTTTCGTCAGGGTGGGCACAGACCCCATTTCCATCTTCGGTTGGAGGTAGTTTGACTGCTACTGCTACTGCAACTGCTACTCGTTCCCGTATTCCTGCTGGTGCCGGCTCTATTTCGGCTACCGGCACCCGTTCCCGTCTCCGCCCCGGTGTTACTGTTTCCCCCACAATTTCCCGTTCCCGTGCTCCTGTCGCTGCCGGCTCTATTTCGGCTACCGGCACTCGTTCCCGTATGGCTGGTCCTGTTTCTGCCACGGTGACTGCTACTCGTTCCCGTGCTGGTGCCTCATTTACCCCAACGGTCACTGCTACTCGTACTCGTCAGGCTGGCCTCTCTGTTTCGGCCACTGTCACTCGCACTCGTTCCCGTGCCGGGGCTACTGTTTCGCCTACGGTCACCGCCACTGCTACCCGTTCTCGTGTCGGGGCTTCTGTTTCCCCTACGGTCACGGGTACTCGCACTCGTTCTCGTGTCGGGGCTTCTGTTTCCCCTACGGTCACCGCCACTCGTTCCCGTGCCAGGGCTACTGTTTCCCCCACGGTCACTGCTACTCGCACTCGTTCTCGTGCCGCCGCTACTGTTTCCCCTACGGTCACCGGTACGCCCACCGAATCTCGCACTGCCACAGCCGGTTCGTCTGCGTCGAATACGTTCACAAATACCATGACTGCATCTCGCTCGTCAACTGGATCCAATACCCCAAGTTTCACTGGAAGTCTCACTGCGACACCCAGCCTTACTCAGAGCTTTAGTAATACAAATACTCCCGGACTTGTTCCTTCAGTATCCACCTCTCTGTCCCAGACAGGAACCCAATCGGTGACAAACACTCCTTCCAACAACCCCCAACTTGTCTCTGCCAACGCCGCAGCAGCCGCTTCCGCCGCTTCCAACAGTATCGGAATCATCGTGGGGTCCGCAACTGGGGGTGCTCTCTTGGGTGTCATAGGAACTCTTCTTGTTGCTTACCACATGGCGAACCGTCCACGCCGTATTGCCTCACCTCCCCTGTTCCCAGTTGCACACACGACCGTTGACATCCCCCCTCCCTACTTCCAGGAAGAGCAGCAGGCTCCTCAAACAATGATTACTCGGCCACGAACCTTTACCATCCCTCCTATCAACAACCAAAAAATACCTAAATTTGCCTCGTCTCGCACAACCTTCAACCCTCTTCCCACTCAGACGACACATAACCCATTCATGAAATCGTCATCTCTACAACCGCCCCAGCCCCCGCCCCCGCCCCCGGACGAGTAGAACCACTTGACGAACGTGCGGGTTCAGCTTGCCATCGCTACGATTCATCTTGCGACGATCATACACCTCCACAATCCGACCCTCAATATCAAACATCTTGCGAAGCAGAGCAAACAGGCCGTTGTTGAACGTCAGATCCAGCGGCACCCCGTTCGGCAGACGCTGACGTAGGCGGGGCGTCTCCGTATCGACATCCGTGCGGTAATACTCAAACAGCGGGATCCGGCGGTCGTTCTCGGGGTACCCAATGGCATCGCGAAGACCCTCGATGATATCGTACATGTTCATGTGCTGCATAGCATAGATCTGGGCCTGGGAAAGGGTGTTGCCATTGATGTGCAGGGTAATCGAGCCGTTCATTTTATGCTTGGAAAAACAGGTGGAGATCTCTCTATCCGTTTTTCCCAGTTCAGTATAATACAATAATGGTATCTACTCGTGCCGACAAGTTTTGCAGGTGCGTCAAAGCCGTGCGGAACACTATAAAAGCCCGCAAGGGGTCAACGAAAGAGAGTGGGGCTATTGCAGTATGCACTACACGCCTGCTCTGGCCACATGGAAAAACACTGCGTAAAGTTCGCTGTCTCAAGCGGAAACAACTTCTGACTCAGAAACGGCGAAAATAAGAAGAAGTTCATGATCATCGTTAGTGTCATCGTCAAGTACACTCCTCGCATGTACCCCGTCTGGTACCCCCTCTTTTCCGCGTGCTCTACCTCGACATTTATAATGTTTTCAAGTTTGTCGACGAGTGTCATACAGTATTTGTAAGACCTGGACTGTGTCTGTGTAAAGCCTATTCCATATGCGAAAAACGAATTACAAAGAAACTGTTATGAACAATAACAATACAACAGCATGGCAGACTTCATTCATCGTGCTGATATTGTGAAGGCACAGGAGTCTCCCCGGACAACTCTCCCTTATTTCAGCAAGTACGAGTACACCGCCCTCCTATCTATGCGGACCCAGCAACTGTATGATGGTGCACCCCCCCTCGTCCCCGTCCAAGAATTCAATCGTGATGATCCGCGTTTCTTCTGGAAGATTGCTGAGCGGGAAGTTCTGGAACGCAAGCTCCCCTTCATCATGCGTCGCCACCTCCCAGACGGGTCCTCGGAATACTGGAGCGTCTCGGAACTTGAACTCGCATGGTAATAACAGGAGAGATGGAAGAGTCCCTCAAAAAGCTGGAAGATACGTCGGAATCTTCGAGCGATATCGCGAATAGCTGGAATAGTGCCCATGAAACTCTCCTAGCATCTATCGGAGACAAGGCAAATTGTATGCGATGGATGCACACCCAATCACAAGTTTATTACGACCGCTGGAATTTTTGGCTTTCTGTTCCCAGTGTCACTCTGACCGCCCTTGCCGGGGCGACGACTATCGGACTTACTCAATTGAATCCCCTCGCACAAACATACGTCACAATTATAGTGGGAGTCACCACAATCGCCACGGGCGTTCTAACCTCTGTTAATCAACTCATTAAAGCCCCTCAATCGTCCGAGGGTCATCGCATTGCCGCCATAGCATACGGAAAACTGTACCGCGTGATTTCCAACGAATTGGCCCTGCGACGGGATCAGCGTACCAACGCCCAGGAGTTCCTAAAAGTCATTCGAGTAGAACAGGATCGCCTGGAAGAATCGTGTCCCGTCATTCACTCAAACATCATACGCCGATTCAACAAAAAAGTAGAATCTAACGTCACCCTAGAAAAACCCGAGATTGTTGGAGAGTTGGACCACATACACGTGAATATGTCATCAAAACCTCCGCCTGGAATGGCTCGACAGGTGTCGGAACCACCCTCCTCCCCCGTTCTAAACTATTATAAAAAGCAACTTCCTCATAATCCACTCAAGAACCCCATTTCTCCCGCCCGTCTGCCTCCTCCTCCTCCCGCCCCATCCTCACTTGCCGTTATTCCCGATGAGTGAGAGCTGCTGTGACGTAGGGGGAAACAGGAGAAGCGGGACCACGGGCCTGCCGGGATCAACCCACCGTGCGGGATCGTATGATAGCGTCTCGTTCGCCATCTTGATATCGACCTCGGATGCAGCGTCAAAGCGAGGGTCGTTCTTCTGGATGGCAGCGTACTCTGCCAGTGTACCCTGCGTCGAAAACAGGTAGCTCGAGGTGCTCTCGAACGAAATACGTAGTCCGAGAACAACCACCAACACCGCCGTGAGGTAGTGCTTCGTGAACAGCAGTCCACAGATCACTGCCAGCCATACGATCCGAGTAAATATCGGCTGTGTAAGGAAGGCGTCAAGGATAGTTTTGGGGATTCCAATCAGTGCGGTGAATGCGTACACCGCAATGATGGCAACCGATGCTTGTATGTCTCGCGGTGTGGCCAGCATCTTTGTTAAAACGGAACAATAAATATGGGAATGGAAGACAAGACTATAGACCAATATGCCGATTGATATGCGGTGTGTGACGTGCGGCGGAATTCTGGCAGGAAAGTGGCTTGACTACGTTAGGCTCGTAGAGGAGGGCAAGAAGAAGGACGGGCGTACCGATACGACGATTCCGTATCTCACAAAGACGACCCTCAAGACTGCCGAGGGTCGGGCGATGGACGAACTCGGTCTGACACGCGAATGCTGTCGTCGTCACATGCTTACGCACGTAGAACTTTTCTAGAATGAATATAATGTCCGTAGCGTCTCCCACTCCTTGGCCGCACACCAATACTTCTTCCGGCTTGGCGACCTTCCAGGCTCGCCGCCCTTTTTCGTCTAACGAGTATTTGGCTCTCCGTAAGAAGGCCATTGAACAGGCCCTGAACGCTCCCCCCGTGAACACCGTAAACCTCCAGAACAGTTCAGAGTTCACTGCCCGTGTTCGGAAATTGGCATCCCGCGACTCCGATCCTCTCCTCAAACTTGGAACTAACGGCATTGTGTCTCGCGAACCCAACCCTGTAATGAAGGGTGGCGGCACTATACCGAACAATACGTCCGCCAACATGATCGCTCGTGCGGCAGGTAACGCTTATTCTGCCTCCTATTTCAACTACCAGCCCCGCCAGGAGTACCAGTCGGCTGGATGCTCAACCCTGCTCAACGACAACGTTACGTTCCCCAAGGCTGTTGAGTGTTCCGAGCCCAAGTTCCGTCCGGCGTACCATGTGGTGTCTCCTTATTCCCAGCGTGTTCACTTTGGACTGCTCCGGAACAGCAACAAGGTTGTCATCGCCGCCCAGAACTATACCCTTCCCAACAATTCTGGAGGTTGCCAGCTGACCACGATTTACTAATCTAGTGATAATAACAAATGTCTGGAGAAATACTTCACGTCTTACTCATTCTCCGGAACCAGGTCAAGCTCTACCATTGGCAGACCATGTCGTTTGGCCGTCACAAGGCGACCGATGACCTTGTAGAAAGCCTTGATTCCAACATTGACAAGTTCACCGAGGCATATATGGGTCGCTACGGTCGCCCCAAGATGACAGCGTCGACCGGCAAGCTCCAGATCTATGATGTCAACGACAAGCGGGCTCCTCAACTCATGAAGGAGGCCATACAGTGGCTGACCAAAACCCTGCCGAAGCAGCTCTCGAAGGATGACACTGATCTCCTGAATATCCGGGACGAAATTCTAGGAGACATTCAGCAGGCTCGGTACTTGTTTACGCTTCATTGAGGAGTATACTAATAATAGATACATACATGCTGTGGGTGTATGCTGGACTCGATCTAGCAGCCTGCGATCGTCTGGCTCGTTCATCTCTTCCATCCGGATACATTGACGTATCGAAGACACGAACCGCCGAACTTGCCGAGACCATGACCACCATTTATACCCACCATCCAGGATGCTCAATGTACCTAGGATTTCTCGATCCACTCCAAATGCTTTCGCCACCCCACGAAGCCGCCTGCCGCCGTGTTTTTCGGGAGTGTACCGTTGCATTTGCTACAAGCAACCCCCTTCTGATCCCTTATTCATGGAAAAACGGAACTGCAAAAGTGGTAGTGGTGGGTACTAAGAACAAAGAAGATGCTAGTGACTCCAAGGTTGTCCACGATGGTCGTACTCCACTCATACAAGATGAAGCTTGATACTGACGATATGTTGCGTAACACACCTATTGATAGCGAAATCATCAAAATTGAGAAGCGAGGAATCCTGCGTCGAGGCGAGTCGAAGCGGGATCGTATTAAGCGTCGGAATCCAAAGGCCGTGACTACGTCTGGATTCGGACACAATTCGGTAACTGTAGTTCTTATGAACAATGGAGACGGTAAGCTTCCAGACAAGGAGATCACTGTCAAGATCTTCCACAACGGCGTGTTTCACATGACAGGTATTCTTGATCCAGGGTATGAGATTTCGTCTCTACGCGTCCTGCGTGAAAAGATCCCTGCCTCATGCGTAAAAGAGGGCAGCTGGGACGAACATATTGAACGCCGTGTTCTTCTCATGAACTACTCCACTTCGTTTACAAATACCCTCAGTATTTCCCGAGTGGCTCTTCAGCGGTATTTCCAAGAGAGAGGCATCCAGGCCGAGTTCGAGCCAGATGTATCTCCGTGTGTCAAGGTCGTGTTCCCACAGAGATGGACCGCGTGTATCTTCCGCACCGGCAAGATAAATCTGACCGCTCTCAAGTCCCACGAGGATTGTACAGAGTTCGTAAAGATTCTTGAGCCGCACTTTGATGCGTACAGTAAGTCGTCTACACCGTCACTGTCGTATTGAACTGTATAGAGTAATATGTCTTCACGACCAGAAAGGCTACAAGTGCCAATGCCAGAATGAATAACATAATAAAGTAATCAGACCGAATCATCATTTTTTGGGCGAACATGAAGTAACTACCAGTGATTATAACGAATACGACGAGTGCGGCGAGAAGCCCCCCGACGTTTGCGTATAGATCCGTGCTTAGCCCGAGTGCCATTCTTCTTGTGTTTTAGTGTCTTCTTCTTTTTCAACCGGCGACCCCCACCTCCGGGTGGAGGCATGAGTTTCGGAGACGCGTCTCCCAGCCCATCAAACTGCTTGTCGGCCGCAAGCTGGTGCTGTACCGACAGAATTCCAGCAAATGTAGCTTTAGGGTCTACTCCTCCCGCACTCGGCATCGAAGGAACGTTCTTGACTTCCACATCGCCTCCACGCATCAACATCATCCGCTGAACCATCCGCAGATTCGCTACCCGCTGGGATCCCCGCCGGGCTCCTCGCCGCCGGCTACGACTACGACGACCACCAACCTTTCCTCCGAGAACGCTGAGTGCTTTCGCCTGGTCTACAGTACTCTCGTTTACCGTGGTTGCAGCCGCAGTTATGTGGGACCCCTCCACCGCCTGTGGAATCGGACCGGGCTGGGACGGTACTTCAGGGCTAGGAATAATTGTTCCGTCAGATTGAACAGTTTGCGTCGACATATACGTATTATTTACAGGTTAGAATAGAAAAGGTGTAATGGACGATAAAGATTACCAGGCTACCGAGATCCAGAGCCTAGTTCGCGATATGGACGACAGCAAGAAGAAGTGGAAGGCTCTAAAGACTACGAACAAGGACGAGTACATGAAAAAACTGGTGGAGGAGAACCAGACCCTGCATTTCAATTACCCCTCGATTTTCGAGAAGCACGCAGAGGACGGTCTGGATGCTACGTTTTTCTACATGCTCAACCAGAAGCGGCGGATTGAGAAGGGAGAACTGACAGAAGATCAGGCAACAAAAGAGGTAGGAACGCGGCTGGCGAATCGCTGGGTTGCCCCCGTTCTCAGCAACACGCCTGTTCCGAAAGAGGAGTCGTACGAGGAGTACTACAAACGGATTACTAAGAATAAATAACCTTGCGAAGACCGTATTCGTCCATACACTTCTGTAGGAAGTTCCGACAGTTCTGGCACGGCTTTGAAGACTTGAGTGTTCCATCGATCCCGTGTCGCACGACAATGAGCGTGGCACCCCTAAGTAACGAGAAATCACCCAGGCTCTTGACAACATTGACTTCTGCGTGAATCGTCTTTTCCCAGTACCCGCATCCCCGCGAGCGGGATCCTACCTTGTTGAACGCTGAAGCGAGAACCTTGTTGCCCTTGAGAATAATCGCATGATGCATGGATGTGTTGAGAGGATTCGTAGCAGGTATAGGCTGGGAGTAAATATACTTTTCCATTTGTGGTCAGTTAGCTGCTCTCAAATGAAAAAGACTGAGTATAAATTCGTTTTACTCTGCTTCGCCACTCGTAAACTCGGGCTACACTACTCTGCCTTGATCTGTGCCCTCAGTTCTTCCAGCATCGCACCCAACTTGTTCTCACCCTTCCATTTCTTGGGATCCTTTGCCATCGTCGTATTCGCCGACGTTCCAATACCCCAGTACTTATCACGCGAATCAGCGTTTGCCAGCCGCTTGTCCTCTGTATCCAGCAACTTCTTCCGCAGCTCTAGATTCTGCGTGAACTTGGCCCGCAGAACCGTCTTCATCACCTCGTCCTTCTTCTCCTTCCACGTCTCTTCCTTGTACTCCTTCACCTTCTTCCCCGCTGCCTTTGCTGACTGAGCAGATTTGGCCTTGAGAATCTTCTCGAACGCCTCCTCATCTCCAAACGTCTTGGCCTTGATTCCCTGGTACGCATGCTCCGCCGACTTGTACTTCACTCCATCCAACTCAAACTCTGTCTCGTAGAAGTTCGACAACTCCTTGTTCTCCGGCTCCTTTGAGAAGAAGAACACGATTTCGGGCAGGGGCACGACATCCTTCGCCTTCACAATCCGCTTCCGACGCACGGGCTCCTTCGCCACTTCGGGCTTCGGCTCTCCGTCCTTCTTCTCCTCGGACTCCTCTTCCTCATCCTTCTTGACTTCCGTTTCGGCCTCGACTTCGGGCTCAGGTTCAGGCTCCTTCGGCTTCGGCTTCTCCACCCGTTTGAACGCGAACGTACGGTACAGGAAACTGAACTCCTGCTCCGCCTTGTCCAGAACAATCTGGTTCTGCGTCGTGTACACATCCTTGAACGACTTTGAATCAATCAGTTCCAGTCCCTCCTCTCCCATGATCCGCGTCACCGTATCGAACGGCACCAAGTACTCTGGCGAAGGCTTGACCGTCGACTCCAAGAGCACATCAATCTGCTGCCCGAACTCGTCCTTCCATGCCCCCGCATCCTCGTACTTCTTCGTGATCTCCGCCAGCGTCTTACCGTTCGACCGGAACGTGTGTCTCTCCTTCCCCATCAGCAGAGAGTATACTGCCTGTCCATCCAGAACCGTGCCGAAGAAGATGGTCTTGCAGTGCTTCAGATTTCCCACGAATGTCCGGAACATCTCCTCCGACGCACACGCATAATGCATCGCGAACTGGCAGGCTACCAGATCCCATTCCTGGATTCCCTTGAACTCTGCGAGATACGGCGTCGTCGCTGGCTCGTCTCCAAACACAATCTTGAGATACCTTGAATCCTGCTCCTCAAACGGTTTCGTCATATCCGCCTGTGCGAACAGAACCTTCGGCAAGAACTCGTTCGACCGCTTCTTCTCGTTGAGGTAGCGGACACACGCACCTTGACGCGGCATATTGATGTTTGTTGCCGAGATGTCCAGACCCAGAACCTTCGACGGCTTCGTCCGCCGCCACTTGTGCAGATCCCCACCCCGTCCCACCGCCAACTCCAGAAGCGTGTTGCCCGGAACTACGTAAGACGAGTACTGCCCCTCCTTCACCCGATTATGGAACGCCCGCACCTGGTTCCGCTCCCTCGAGTTCTCGTCGTCGCGGTAGTACATATCGTCCTCAAACGTATCGTCCGGAGGATTCGTCCATACAATCTTCAGCATCGCCTCCGTGATCGGAACGTGAATCGATGTCCAGATCGAGTCGGCCACATTGATATCGTTGCCGTACTCCGCCCGCCGCAGAACACGGTACAGGTACGTCTTGTCGTACCGCGTCCGCATGACCGCCCACGTCTTTGTGGGCACGTCGTACGAACACTCGATGATGGTATTGTCCTCCACCTTGTTTCCCCCAATATCTACCGGAACACCCTTCTCGTTCAGCGGACAGTGCAGAACGTACGCTTCAGGGTACCTCGGAGCTGCCGGCTGGAATACTGACGGAACACGCGTCCCTGAATCCGCTAGCTGAATAAACTCCGGCGGAAGTTTCGGTGGCACATACTCCCCCGTCAATGTTTCGCAAGGGTACAGAATATCCAGACCCGGTGTGCGTCCGACATACAGTGTTCCATTCTTCATCATCTCCTTCCGGACAACATCGTACACCGGTGCCTCCTCGAACTTTACTAGAAAGTCAATCGAGTTCTGGTGCGGGGGTTTCCACTTGTACACCCGCGTCCACGTCTTGCCCCGCGTATCCACATGCGGAGCCACCGCCGACTCACGCGGCGTAAAGATGAGACCGTCCGTCTCGTACTCGAACTCCGTATCCAGAATCGTCTTGATCGCATCTTCCATTGCCGCTCCCTCGCCCGCCAAGAACAGCTTGGTCTCCACCCGCAACGTTGTCTCCGACGATGCTGCAAACTCGCTCGCCGTGTCCAGAACAAACTGGCGGGCACACCCCAGACGCGAGAGGGTAGGATTCTTCTTGATATCCTCATCCGTCGTGAACAGCGGGAGAGACCGCGTGTCGCGACCCTTGTAGTAGTACATGTCGAAGATACAGAAGAGGTTCTTGGCGGGAATGTACTCCCCATCCAGGAAATCCCCGTTGTGGACATCAGAATTTGCAGTCAGACCCGTGAATACTACTTGGCCGTTGGGATTCGCCCGCACCACCCTCCGATCGCGAGTCACGAACAGTCCACACCGCTGACCGTCCGCCTTGTTGGTGACAGTGTACCCGCTCAGAATGTTGTACGGCCGATCCTTGACGATGTGCCGGCGTTCCAGTGTGATCGGGTTGTAGAACAGATTGCCCGACGCCTTGAACTCAGCCGAATACTTCTGCAGATCCGACAGTGGTAGAATGTGTGTCGTCTCCTGGTACGCTCCGATGATCGTTTCCAGGACGCGGTACAGTACTCGCTGGATCTCCTTCGCTGGTCGCGGACTCTTTCGTGGAGTGTACTCCACCTCCAGCTCGTACTCTGCCGCATTTTTCAGGACGTCCCGAATCCCTTCCTTCGCCGACTTCTTGATCTTCACCATCGAGAAGTCGATACGGAACTCCCCGCCCGGAACCTTGAACGACTGGCGGTGAATCACGCGGATGTACGCTGCAGGGTCGTCTGGGTTCCCGTCAAAGTCTTTCTTCAGATGCTTCTCCGTCTTCAGCGAGAACCGGCAGAAGAAATCCGCGATGTCCAGGACGTCCCGCGTCGTGTCCGCCTTCGTCTCCTTCCGGTCGACCGAGTCAAAGTACCGGGTCTTACGCTCAACGTCCAGCGGGATGTCTTTGAACGACTTGGTGACACACACCTTGTGAATGTTTGAGGCACCCAGAACGTGGACGCGAATGTCCTGGGGGTAGATGCAGGTGAGACGACTCTCCTCCGTAGACTCGGCAGTGATGGTCTTGATCGCGGACAGAATACGTTCGGCAACATCGCGAGTTTGGATTCGGCCAGCGAGAACCCTTGCCTCAAACTCCGCTCGTGGATCTGTGTTCGATATATTGATGAACTCGGCAATATCTGCCGATTGACGGGTTTTGTCCAGTGCCCGCTCCATTGTTAATTTCTTAGATCAAAAACGGCCAGGTTTACCCGTTTTGGCGAGTTTCTCGTACTTACTCCTATCTACGTCTCCAGCCTCTAAGTGTGCCCGCTGGTCGAAACAAAAAGCGACATACCGCTCAATTTCAGCGAGACACTCCCCTGGGAGGTTCTTGGACGACACGTATACGCCAGTATCCGAACGGGTGAACTCATTCGTATACTTGCGGATGATCTTAAAAATCTGTTCATGCTCATTCTGGTCCAGCTTCTCAAGAAGAGGCAGGAGCTTCTCGGCTGACATTTAGTTGTAGTGTCGTGGGTGCCTCTAAACTTGACGACGCCGGGCCGAGGCGACGCTTACGACGCACTGGCTCCTTCGTTTCCGCCTTCGTCTCCTGGACTGTTACCGTCTTCACCCCTCCTTCGCCCGACGAACTTCCGGTGGCAGGCTTCTCCTCCACCTCTGGAACGACAGCCTCCACCGGCTTCGTCTCCGCGGCCGCCGGAATACGCTTAATCAGCTTACCCAGGACGAACACCTGCTCGTCGTTCTGCTTGAACTCCGCACCCAGAACCTCGAACTCAATCTCGTCGTTCTCCTGCGTCGCCTCGAACTCCGCATTTCCGATATGGAGATCACGGGGCAGAAGCACACGCAGGGGAGACTGCTCGGCGTGCACGCCAATCTTTGACTTGAACATGACCGGAACACGGAGAATTTGGCCTTTGCGGGGATAACAGATATCCGCCTGGAACCGCACCTCGTACGCCACACCCGACTTCAGGATATTTAGGCGGCCCAGCGAATAGTCGAGAATCACACTTGTCTTTGGCTGGACATACCCCTCCGTTCCACACCGACCCTCGATCTGACCTTTGAGCTGCGATAAGAGCGAAGACTGGATATTCCGTTGGACATACTTTGACGGAATAGTGAGGATCCGAGTCAGCTCCCTCCTCTCAAACATTTTTCCTGTCGTCATGTTATTCTATGCGTCGGATCTGTTTTATATGATTTTACTCCTTAAAATGGCAGAGTACGCTGGGCCAGAGACCACGGACCATACTTCTGGCTGAACCCAAACGAACTTGTTGCTTCCCGACCGTGCCACCATGCTGATGAACACACACTGCTTCTTCTTCTCCTTAGCATCCGGGTGCATGACCATCCCTGCATCTTTTACCAGCGTCTCCAATTCCGGCTTGGCGTCAAACGATGTACACGCTTTCGGCTTCACTGTCTTGGTCCGCTTCACACGCTGTATATGTCCGTCCACCACCTCAAACGCTGCAATCTTGAATGTTTGGTCTTCGCACGTACACAGAATCCTTCCCTCCTTAATCTTTTCCGCGATAGCGTTCAGGTGCGTCGTTGCCCACAGTGCGTACGCGTCCCGCCCTGTTCCTATCAGATCCACCTGCTTTCCGTCCTCATCTACAACATTCTCATGACCCATCACAAATCCTACCCCTGGAATCTCAAGGCCCGCTGCATAGTTGGGCGTAGGTGTTGGTCGCGACACAATCAGTGCCTTCTTATCCCCTGGTTTCATCACCTGATCCACCAAAAACCACTCGACCACCTCGGGAGTAAAGGGTTCAAAGAGAGACGGTGTATCAAACGACGCACGCAGATCGGCCAGCAGACTTGTTGTTTCCTCTCCCGACTCCGACTCCGGCTTCTCCTTCTCCTCCTTTTCCTCTTTTTCCTCTTCCTTCGCCTCTTCGGGGATGTCAACAGCAATAGGCACATCTCCCGAATCTTTTACTGACCGCTCGTACATCGTAGCATCCGAGGCACCCTCCGGAAGGAAGGCGTACACTCCATCCCTGTTTTCCAGAGTTCCTATCCGTCCAGCCCGATCACGAAGCTTCAGATGCGATTCTACCGCGTTCTCAAGCAGGTACGTGACCACCGACGGATCATATGACAGTTTCTGACTGAGATCTGCGTGCTTCCATAAGGGCTTATCCTTGAACATCCGAATAAGATCGTCAAATACCTCGTCCCGAATATCCAGGTACGAACTCAGGGGTCGCGTGTACTCATCATCCTTATCGGCACTTGCCGCTGATGTTGATACCGAACATACGAGCGACGGTGTTCCATCCTCGAACGTCGGGGCAGATAACGCCGATAACGGCATTTCTACCAACTCCCGATCCTGAGCCCGCCGCTGCGGAATAATTAATGCCCGCCACGCATCTGGCAACTGATTCGTAGAAATCTGGGTAGTACAATCTACAGCCGACTCTGCCAGAACACGCTTCACCTTCGCGATCGCAAGTGCCTTGTTTTCCACGAAGTTGCGGTAAATGTATTCATCGTACGTCTCCTGCGTAGAATCCGCATACCGCAGTGTGTGGAGGTACACCGTACAATTCTGCTCCTCGAACGGAAGACTTGCGTGCGAGCATGTTCGTAAACCACGCCCAATAATCTGTTCCATACGGCTCATATTGTACCAAGGATCCAGGATATGCACTTGTCGCACGTTCTTGAAATCCACTCCTTCGGAAATGATGTACGATCCCACAATTACCCGAATATCTTGTCCAGTAGAATTCTCCGGCTTGCGAAGACGCCGAATAAGCACCGCAATCTGTTTGTCCGTCATGTCCGACGTCAAGAACGCGTACTTTCCCTTTGAAGAGCCAGTGTACTCCCCCGACGGATTTTCAAGCAGTCTCGTACCTACTGCAGGATCAAACCCGTGCTCTTCGAGACACATGGCAAACTGCAGTGCTCCGCCCCTCACGTAATTCGAGTATACGAACACGATACCCGTAGACTCCTGGATACATTTGATCACGGTCGCAAACTTGGCCGCGTGCTGTCCCACCTGCGACGGACTCAGGAACGCGGGAACGTTCTTGGCGTACCTGTACTGAAACCTCGCTGAATTTACAGGCTTGTCAAAGCATTTCACGATAGATCGGCCGTCAGGGGATACGACAATCGTGGGAATAACGTCCTCCTGGATCTTTCCCGACACTTTTTGTACCCGTTCTTTCTGAACTCCGTCCACATACGACACCACGAGAGGAAGGTACTTCCGCGGCTGGGCAATTGCAGTGCCCTTGAAGTCCGTCTTGCGATCCAGTAACCCGATCATCGGCTGGGGTGGAGGCAGACGGAACGGGAACGTGAACGGGTTCTCTCCCCGTATGAACGAGACGTATTCGTGGCACCATCCCCTGAACTTCGATTCCGCGTCTGGAGTCTTGAATGATCCATCGGCCTTGAAAAACGAGCCGGCATTCAATTTATCACTGGGTTTCTGCCGCTTATCGTTCCATAGAAACAGGTTGAAAAAGAGAATGATTTCCTGGAACGAGTCGTACATCGGTGTGGCCGTCAAAAGTACTAGCGTCATCCCCTCTGCGACTTTGACGATCCGCTGAATGCTTTCCGACGTCTGTTTCGCGAACTCCAGATCGCTCTCTCCCAACTTGTGAGCCTCGTCCAGAATTAGGAGACGGCCATCAAACGTTTCGTGGATCCACGCCTCAAAATCGCCGGGCGAAAGCATCACCCTCTTCTTCTCCACCAGGTTTGAGAACTGGATATACCCCGAAAACTCATAGAACTCGTCAATCATTTTCTGGACAATGGTGTTCAGCCTCTCCCGATTTTCTGGGTTCTCCCACCGCAAATCCTCCGATCGGGCCCGTTCTAACATATCGAGGTACCGCCTCCCCGTACACTGCTGCGACCTCAGAAGTCCTGCTGGATCAAGTTCCACCCGATTCACATCAAAGATCTGCGACCGGAATGTTTCCTCCACCGCCGATGTGGCTAGAACCAGCACCTTCTTGTCCTGGAACTCCGGACGCAAAATGTACTCTTCCGCTACCTGGATAGATGTGCAGGTCTTTCCCACTCCTGTGCCGTGGACCAGCAGCATATTGCGGGTAGGACTGTCAGGAGACAGCATGCGACGGACAAAGACCTGGAAGGATTGGAGATGGAAATCTTTAGTTGTCTGTCCGCAGTTCTCCTGTCTCAGTTGTTTTAGCGTTGCCAAGGACGCAGGTGGAAGAGCTTTTGCCTGGACCTCTACCTGCTTCTTGATATCTTCCGATACTGAAGTCATCCCACTATTGCTTATACAGGGTTATAAAATATGCTACGCTGAATCGCCTGCTGATTCGGGTTGTACGCAGCACGCTGGATAGCCGACTCTGTATGAATACTGGTGTTGATGTTCTTCGACCCAGAATTCGCGGCCTTCAGGATCGCCTGGAGTTTCAGAGCCTTCAAGAGAGCCGACTGATCAGCAGCACCCGGCTTACCACCACCTGCACTATCACGAAGACCAAAGAATGTAGAGCGACCACCAGACATTTATCTGTTTATTCTTACCATACACAAGATAATACAGGATAGAATGGGAGGCGGACTGTTTGGAACACCTCTGGCTTTGAATCCCAAATGCTTGGCGTTCTCTGGTCTCTTGATTGCCATTTACTGGATGCCCCCCTGGGCTCCTCTTCGGTCTCCTTACGATATCGCAGTCAAGCGTGCTATCACAATAGGTCTCGCGTTCACGGGATATATTCTGATGGCGTGGTACGATGTGTGGTACGATTGTAATGATCATCTGAAACCTACATTCTTAGGCTGGATCTCTGCTCCGTTCAAGCCTCCCCAGTATAAGAAGGAAGTGGAAGAGCTCCCCCTAAAATGGCAGAAGATCGTGCGGACAGTGGATATTGTCGCCTTACTTGCGGCCGTGGCGTTTGTAGGTTCGCCGTTTCTTATGTACTCGTCGTCCTCGCGTTGACCGATAACGCCGCCCCCGTCCCTTCGGTGTATCGAAATCCGCAATTTTACCAAGAACATCGGGATTCAGGGGTGTCTGATTCAGAGCTTTTCCTATATCCGCACGCCGTTTCTGTATTGCTTCATCTACGATCGCCAACATCTCTTTACGACGGTTTACCGTTCCGTACCAAGGATCCTGGCGAAGGTAGGGACGACTCGTAATCTTCATAATAAACTCACGCAACGAGTACGGACCAGGAACCCAGCCCTCTGGGAGAGGATACGGACCACCAGGAAAATCTACCTTCGTATTCGGATCCACCTTGATTCTCGTGTCCGGGTCGAGCAGCAGGAGTCGCATGAGCTCTGTGGATAGCATGACTAATGCATCAAAAATAACTGGTGAATAACGACTGCTTCTTGGGGGGTTCGGCAGGTTTGGATCGGCTCCCGATTTCAGGAGTAGTTTAACGATATCCTTCGTCCGTCTATCCGCCTCATTGAAATAAAACACTGCATTGCCAATGGGTAAGTTGTGTTCACGCCTGCTTGATGTATCTACCACATTCGGATCAACCCCCGCATCCAAATCCGCCTTGACACCTTCGACATCCCTGTTGGCAATGTGCTCAATCAGGGTTCTATAGTTGTGTTCCTCTCTCTCCCTCGGTCGTTTATCTCCGACAGCTGGCGATGACATCGTATCTTATACTTACTTGCGACTTTTCTTGGATCTGTAACAGTTCTTATACGGACGGCACGATGCCTTCTGCGTGAACCCCATCTTTGCACACTTGAACTTCTTACATTGCTTCCGTGTGAACCGCCGACCTCCCTTCTTTTTCTTCTTCTTCGCTCCACCTGCTGGTTCTCCTCCAGGTGGAGCCACTGGATCGGATAAAAGACGAATGATTTCTGGTCCATCATCGTAGTCGGGATTTCCTATTAGGTAAATTCTAAAAAGTTCCAATGCGGTCTTCCCTTCAAATTCACCATCAGGACTAGCCCTGATGGTTTTGTCTGCTCCCTTCTCCAGAAGTAGCTTAAACATATCTAAAGTTGGATCCGATGCAATTACCATCAGTGCTGTCTCTCCTGAACGTCCACGATAATTTATATCCGCACCTTCATTCAGCAGTTGTAAAACACGTTGAAGATCACCCTCCTCTACCTGTCTGAGAAGCTCTTGACCAAGTTTATCGGCAGGAAAGTCTCCTGGTGGACTTGACATCTTATACTTACTTGCGGTTTTTCCTGGTCTTCCGAGCCTTCCGAGCCTTCCTCTTCCGGATTGCCGTCCGTCGTCCGCCAGGGGGAGCTCCTGTAAGCCTCCCTATCGCCGCAGAGGCGTCGGGTCCTCCAGGAATAGCTCGTAGTTCCGACATAACCGTATTCTTTACAGCACGCACTTTATCTTTAGCTTTCTCCTCCTCTTCAAATACATAGCGAGCTACACTTTTAGTTGGATCATTCTTAAAAACATAATCCCCATGCTTCATACGGACATAAAGGTCTAAGAGCTGTCTTCTAGACACCTCCTTTTCGTCCGGTCCCCTAGGAACCAGATACGCCATTGCTAAATTCTGTTCTTCTTTGATCTGCTCCATTATACTTACTTCCGACTTTTCCGAGTCTTGCGACTGTTCTTACGCCGCTTCCACGTCCGCCGTCTTGCTCCTGTCCGCATTCCACGCAGAATATCCGCCGCCTGCGACGCCTGCGAGGCATCGTCTTCCACCCTCCGCCTCTTTTCTCCCGAAGAAGCAGCAGGGGCCTGGGCTTCGTCCGTAAACACCACAGGGGTCAGTTTGAATACCTTCTGCTTCGTTCCCTTCTGGCAATGATCTCCGCTTACAACATTTATAGGGTTTCCATACCTGTTCACTCCTGGAGTTCTCTGGACATTCTGTGCTGAAGCGACATTGGCCAACTCTTCCTCCGTCTCCTCCAGGTCATAAATCCTAAAGTCCTGTAGAAGACCCTGCTCTAACTCATGCAACCAAACTAAGAAATTACCATTTCCCTGGATGTAGTAGTATCTCCGCACCATATCCACATCTCTCTCGTAAGGTACTCCATCCAGTTCTTTATTGCACTTGTGCCGAACCTGCGATCCGTCTTTTACTGCCTTTACGATCATATCCAGCGGTAGTGTAAAATACGACTCCTTCGCCTTGAAAATAATAGACCACGATTTCGATAGAAGCGAAAGTATTGGCACCTCTTCGTTCTCTTCGAAGTCATACACTTTCTGGTTCTTGTACTGGATTTTCATGACTTCGAATACGATGGGTTCGGGGTCTGGAACATATGCCGGAAGTTCGCGAACAACAGGAGGAGCAGCAGGGGCAGGGTCAGCACGCCCAGGAAAGAGTTGTTGCAATCCCTCAGGGGCAAGATCGGCCGCCGTGTGCATATCATCGTCCAGGATCGTAGGATCTGCCCCCTTTCGTAAAAGGAGTTCAATCGCATGCTCGTATCCTCCTTCGGCAGCTTGATGTAGAGCAGTTCGTCCGTGATCGTCCTGGGCGTTAAGATTCTCACGTTCTGCGAGAAGTGCTCCAATGATCTCTCCCAGAATCTCTGTGTTGTCACTGTGGGCTGCTATGTGGAGTGCAGTAGCTTGACTATGATTCACCATCGTTAAATCCGCTCCACCAAGAAGCAGTTCCTGCACGACATCAAGTTTCTCCCCAGCCACAGCATACATGAGAGGAGTCAGTAAGTTTTCTTCGTCCTGGGCGTTCACATTAGCATCAGCAGCCAGCAGTTCTTTCACCTTATCCAGTTCCCCACGCCTTGCAGCATCTAAAAGCTCTTTATTCATTGTTTCATTATCTCGGGGAACAGGAACAGCTGGTTCGCCCGCTTCCATTATATATACAAAACGGATACTCTTTCTTCAGAAGAAATATAGGTCATCCCAGGATGGAACGTTGTAAACACGACGACTGCCGCAGGAAAGCTTACTCTGCTATGAAGTGCCGGTGTGGCAACGTCTACTGCTCCCTCCACAAACCCGATACTGCTCATTCATGTTCCTACGATTACCGTGCGGAACATCAACGTGCATTGACTGACCAGAATCCCCGTGTTGTAGCCCCCAAACTTAAAGACCCATTAACCGAATGTAATATGCCTCAATAAAGTGGTTTGTCCGAGGACCCGATAGACGCCGATCTATACTGCTGTACAACTTCGCAACTGCCTTTTTACGTCCTTCAGGGGTTTTATGCAGGATCGAGGGATTCGATGTAAGGTAGTCCAGGAACATTAAGGCCCAGGCCATACACCAACCGAACTCCCCCTCCCCCTTGAAGCGTTGCAGGTACAAGCATTTCGTGCGGTCTACACATGCCACATTTACCAGATGAACCGGGACACCCGCATACTTCCCGAACTCTGTCTCCATGTGTTTTTGCATGCTCGGCGATATATCCCGGAGATTACGCATATCAAAAAAGTAAATATTAAGGTGTGTTTCCTCCCGAACTGCAAGGGAACACACAACGTGGCGAACGAATGCGTCTAACTTGTCATTCGGACCCACATCATATCCTGTGAAAAAAATTATAGGCTTTTTGACGTACTCCAAAGCATACCGCAGGCCCGGGTATACTTTGGTAGGCAAGTTAAGGACATTGAAAAAGTCGATGTCCACGTAATCGTTCGGGTTGAACGCGTAATGGTACGCGTCCGACTTCCGCAACTCGAACTTCTTGTTAATATTTCGTTTCTCCGGAAGTTCGGTAGGGTGCGGGCGGAGATGCTCCATCGAATCACTAACTATATATTATCAATGTTAAATTCCCTTTCTGGCTGCGGTTTCACCTCCAGATCCTCCTCCTCCTCCTTGGCTCCCGCATCGAACTCGATCCCGTCATTTTCTTCGACCCCCTTCACAGTGAGGTGTTCCGAGATCAGCCCTTCTTTCTTCAGAACCTTCACCTGATCAGGGTTCAGCGGCATCACGATCTCTAATGCCAGTGCCCCGTCCACCCCTGTTTCATTGAGTATGACATAGGACCCCACATCCACCCACGCATCCTTCTTGCCCCTACCGCGAATTGAACCCTTCATTCGGGCCTTCTCCGTCTCCAGTCTGTCGTTCTTGATAAAGTCTACCTCCATCCTCCCGTCCCCCAGCTTCCGCATGACTCTGCCTACAAGAATCCCATCAATATCCTCGTCGTCTCGGACGTCAGCGAGGAGATTGTTGAACAGCTTCTTGTTCTTCATAGATGTTGATGATTCCGAGTTTGATCCCTTCTTGTGCTTTGATCCTCCTTGCGTATTCTTCGGCATTTTACTTCACTTACTTACCATATTTCTTGGTGTTTAAAATTAGATCCGTTTTCGCCGGTTTACGCACGCTTGCCGCCCTGGAGAGGGGAGTAGGCGTGGATGTAAGGCAGGACGGCGGCCGTGACGACGAGGGCGATCACGAGTGTGAATGTTGCACTGATGGCATCGCCAACCTTCAGCTTGACCGGGCCGACATCGACCGTCAGTCCACTGACAGGATCCTTGACATCCGAGCCCAGCAGGACAAAGAACGGCGTCACTAAGCTCGCAATGACCGTCTGGAAGAAGTCCTTGATTGCTCCGCCGATAAAGATGCCCACCGCAAACGTTAGGAGGAGAGACTTGCTGCTCATTGGTTTGGTTTGTATTAGTCAGAGAAAAATGGTTTACTTACCTTTGGATTTCCTTGCCTCATACTGCCGCACATGCTTGGACGATGGCCGACCCTTTTTGTCCTTGGCCTTATCCGCTTTCTTCCTCCGTCCTGATGAAGGTTCGTCCATGGTGATCTAGGTATGCCCTGGAATACATCTGCCCCTTCTGTAATCCGTTTTCCAGATGGAATGAGCATCGGATCCCGTCTTTCGGGGCTCGTCGGCAGTAATGGACATCACAAGTCCCCCTTCTCAGCGTCTTGAGAACATACTCAGGGGTGCGTATGCTTTGACACAGTCCCATTCTTTTTCGTATTACTCTTGAGTTCCTCTTCTTCTGCCTGCTTCCGTTTTGCTTTTATAGTATGGTCCAGGCACATGACACCTCCGCCATACGATACGGTCATACACCCCTTATGAACACACCGAGGACGCAGAAGAACCTCTTTGGACGCAACGTCTGCCGGTACAGCCTGTTTGTTTCCCATTGTTGTTGTTCTTGTATTTACCCTTTGCTATTCGTTTTTGGCGAGTGTCCGGTAAGCGGACGAGTCCTACGCTTCCCACCCCCTGTGTTCTTTTCTAGTTAAACACAATAAATAGGTTTTTCATAATGTCCTTTCATATTATCCCGGTTGGTCCAAACTGCCATGTTGCAACCACGTTACGTGTTATGAAGGTTCGGAATGTATCCTACCCGTGGGATTGGATAAGTGGTACAACCCTTCAAGACGTGATTAACGTAGTAAAGAAAGGACCTTCGTTCGATGTAAAAACGTGGGATAAGTTTTCAGACATGAAAAATTCCATGCCGCACGACTATTTGGACGATTCGCATAACGCGACTGAACTTTTGTTCGAAGGGGGACAATTACTTAGTAAATACCAAAGGCGGTTTTCTAGGTTCTTTGATCATATAACCAACGGTAACCCTGTTTATTTCCTGCGATACGGAGATGCAGATAAATCGAGCATTGATGAATTACAGTTATTAGTTCCATCTAGTAAAGTTATTCATATTTCTGATGGTAAGCCAGATTCAGTCGATGTACACCGATTAATATACACCGTTACAGGTGCAAACCCCGACCCGTATTTTCGGATTATAGAATCAATTTTAAATATGACAGCCGGAATAACACCGTATAGTTTCGAACATAAATTAGTATTCCCCGCAACCTACAGCAGAATCCTTGAATTGTCCTTAGAAATGAATGTATCAGATATCATGGAATATATAAACCGTGTGTTTCCCGATAAAAATACAGTATGGACAGATGAATCGAGTCTCTACAAGTATCTGAAATCGTCAATCAAAGAATTATCTGGAATTGAATACGCCCTGTTATAACCTGAGGATCTAAATCAAAGACTTGTAAGCGGCCGACCCAAACGTCGGCGACCCGAAAATTCGGCCAAGCACCTCGCGATCAGACGGAGACAGGTTTACGTGAGGAGGATTGATCTCGACCTTCAGCTTGAGATCTCCGAACCCCCCTCCCTTCTTCGGCATGCCCCCGCCTGCCATTGTCAGCACCGTTCCTCCAATAATAGGACCTCCCTCCCACCGATACGCCGGATTCTCACCACTCGGGTGATCGTTCAAGACAACTTCGAAGCCCAGGATAGATTCCGCATAACTGATCGTCCGCGAACACAGGAGATCGTCTCCCCGCCACTCAAACCCATCACCCTGCAACTGAAGCTGGGCCACAATATCGCCCGGGCTATCAGAATCTAATGTCTCAGAACACTCGCCCTCAAACACGATACGCTCACCCACCTGCATCCCTGGACGCACATTCACCGCCAACGACCGCTCACGCTGCATCATTCGCTTTCCTCCACACCCCGAACATCCCTCTGAACTCCCCGCCTGTCCCTTTCCGCCACACGGACCGCAATGAACCTGCGTCTGCATCATCATCGGTCCCATCCGCTGTGCCATCATCCTCACCCCCGCACCGCCACACACTCCGCACGTAGAATACGACGACGCACAGTCCCGACACTTCCGTTCCTGCTTGAAGTTCATTGTGATCTCAAAGCCCCGGTAGAAGTTCTCCAATTTCAGTGGAATGTTGACTAGGTTCGACGGACCTTTCCCGCTCCGCTGGTTCTGCTGGTGCGGCATACCCATCCCCCCGAACATGTTGAAAAGGTCAGAGAACGGGAACCCCGACGGCGGCCCCTGCGGCCCCTGCGGTCGCTCATTGACTGAGCCCGTCGCGTCGTACATCTCCCTCCGGTGTGGATCCGACAGGACCTCGTGTGCCTCCTGGATCTCCTTGAACTTCTCAGGATCACCTCCCTTGTCCGGATGGTGCTCCCTCGCCAAATTACGGTACGCCTTCTTGATATCATCTACCCCCGCGTTCCTCTGAACGCCGAGGCGATCGTAGAGCGATGACATCTTATTCTTCCTTAATCTTTCCGCCGTCCACGTAAAACGAAAAAATACTCAAGGATGAGGACAACAGACCAATGCTGCCCCTTCCTCCCCCGTCGTTTGGCTATTTGGAAAGGCAGACGGCCCAACCCCGTTATTCCGGTCCCGTAGAACTCTACTACCAACTCCGATACGCCGTCTTCACTAAATTTCCGTCCTGGTTGAGAAAAAATATGTTTCCTCAACCGGTATACTACATTGATGATTTCACTCCGCGATAGCCTCTAACCACGACCCAGCTTCCTCAGGACTAACCTCCAACTCTGCCATTAACGCCTTCGCTGTCGCCATCCGCTCTTCCGGGTTCTCGATCTGTGCGATCTTCGCCATTTTCTCCTGTAGAATCAGCCCCTTCGGTACCGCCTGCTGGAACGCATCGTCGAACCCGACCATCACGTTCGTCAGACGGTTTAGGTGCCCGTCGCAGCACATACGAAACGACTCCGCACACTCCTGCTGAAGCCGCTTGAACAGCTCGCGACGAGTCGTCATGTTCTCTACTTTGATGATGCGGGCATACAGGTGATCCAGCGTTCGGCGGTACAGCCAGTCTCCCGCCGTGCGACACGTTTCGGTGTCGTACCATTTTTGCATATCTGCGTACACCCTCTCATCCACAGGTGTCTTCTTGTACATTGCCGTCCAAATCAGCCTGATGTGATCCATCGTCTGTTGCCCAACTGGAACTGGTGTACTTAGCAGCACTGCCATGTTCTTATTGTGCTGCTCCGTCACCTCGCGAGTGTGGACGTTCTGCTCGTCCCGTGCGATCTGAGCCTCGCGAGGAACGTTGTTGTTCGCAGCCGGGTTTTCCGCACGGTACTCGTCCATAGCCTGCCATACATCTTCCAGGGTCGCAAGCCGATCCCCCGCAATATGTAGGACACGCTGCACGATCAGGTGTCCCAGCATCCAGTTGTTAGCACCAGCAGCCCCAGCCGCCATCGCAACCTCCCGACGGAACATCCAAATGTGCATCGAGTAGTTCATGTAGATGTGGATACGCCGTTCACGCTTTTTCGCTCGTTCCTCCTTCTCTACCCTTGCCTTGTTATGCACCCTGCACTCCCGGTGCGTCTCGTCGTCGTGCTTTCGCCTCTTCTCACACCTCCGAGTGATTCCAGAGTTTCCGTGGATGAGGTACGTGCACCTATCCTCGTCAGCCGGCAAGGGACGTGCTGGCCGAGAGTGGATTCCGCAGTACTCTCCGTTCTTTTGTTTCTTTGTACATGGGACCCCAGTGGAGAGCACGGTAGCTATACATACACCGGGCATTTTGGCTTGCTCTTATCCCCTACTCATAGAATACAATCCGTTTTCCATCCGTGCATTTAAAAAGTTCCTTTCAAGTGCCCCCCCCCCCCCTCTCAGCAGCCCAGCGTCCGGCATATGTACATACCCATTAAGAGTGCCAGAAACGCAGCCCCCATTGCCAGCTTGAAGTCCGACCAAAGTCGGTTCTCCTTGTCCTCCGCCGACTCAACCGACTCAGCGTCCTCCTCGATCTCCTGCTTCGGCTCCGGCTTCGGCTCCGGCTTCGGCTCCGGCTCCACCGTCTCGTGAACCAACGCCTGACGTTCGGCTTCCCGCTCCTCCAGCCACTCCGCGTGCACCTGTTGGTTACCCGCACACCCGCACGAGCAGAAGCCGTGGTCAAACGTGCAGTCCGAGCAGTCGCACTGCGTCCCGTCAACGCCGTGCCAGCCTATGAGCGAGGTGAAGACCTCGCAGTTCGTCCCGTTGCACGACGCGTCGTAGCACCGGTTAGGGCAGCCGGTCTCCACATTGAACTGCATCATCGTGCCATCCTCGGCGTAGTCCTTCCACGTGTTGTTCGGGAACTGCCGCTGCTCATACTCTAACGCCACCAGCATGTCCTCCTTCGTGAAGAAGGTCAGACCCGTGATGCGGATGTTCTCCTCGGGCACAGACAGAAGCTTCGAGAGCACCTCCGTCGTGCCCTGGGTGTCAGGGTACCAGTAAGACATCGACGACCCGTCGAAGTAGTTTTCCATCTCTACCTGAATCTCATGTGTCGCAGGCAGCCAGTGCATCTCGTAGCGGTACACCCCGCCCACCGTTACCTGAGCCAGCTGCCGCACGTCCTCTTCCTCCTCTTGTGCCTCACGCACGCACCGCTCGCCTGTCGTCTCCACCTCCTCCTCCCGCTCGTACTCCTCGCACTCCTCCTCGATCTTCTCCTGATCGATCTTCCAGTCCAGATAGTTTTGATAATCGCGGTCGTAGTCGTTGTGCTCGAACATGCTCATGATGATTGTTGTATTGTGTTGTGTCGTATCGTGCCCCCTCGCTATCCGTTTTCTAGAACCCAAACCGATCCGTTTTAGTCAATGCACGGTCAAAGGCCTTGGTCCCCCCTTTTTCCATGTGGTCCCTGCCGGTCCCGGACGCCTCCAGGCCAATTTTGTTCGGCCTCAGGCCAATTAATCCCTTTTTCACGATCGTCCTGGAC